AATAGAGTTCTTGGCCGGTCCTGTCATGCGCACGCAAGCACACTCCATGCTTGATGCGCTCTACGCTGAGCGGTATACGTACGGGTTCACCTCAAGCATACGAACATCAATGCACGTGCACGCTAACGTACAACTGGAAACACCGAATAGCGTACGCAATATCGTGGCAGCGTACTGTTTAGTGGAGCCTATCCTATTCTCTATGTGCGGAACTGATCGAGAGGAGAACATATACTGCATACCATTCTACCGAGCTAACCTTCCGCTCAAGCAGCTAAGCCGTGCACTGCGTGGGTGCGGTGCGTGGGATAACTTTCAGAAGTACAGCGCACTCAACTTGGGGGCTATTCATAAGTTCGGAACGCTGGAGTTCCGTCACGCACCTCTTTGGGACAACGTAGGACAGGCAAGACTGTGGCTATCTGTTATTGACGAGCTTATGCACAACTCACGAGACGTATCTCCAGACGACCTACTGCTCAAGTTGCGTACGAGGAGTGTCGATAGTGTGGTGCGAAGCCTCATTCCAAGCCTGTTCAATGCGACGCCAGTACGCACTAATCTGTCGTCTGTGTTGGAGGTTGAGTGGTTGCTTGAGTACGACATCCCCACTTCTATAGCTATTCTTCTAGGCAATACTCCAGCGCCATCACCAGACACGTTCAAGTGGCGCTTCGGCAATTTGCATCAGAAAGTTAGTGCGGCTCCGGCACGAGCTGATAGCCCAGTTGACTTTCGGGAGCTTTTGAATACGTTCCGTAGGCCGCAAGAGGATACGGCCACTTTCACGCAAGTTCAGGAGTACGATGAGGGGTATAATGAAGAGTACATTGAGTACAATGACGAAGAGTACGATAACGATGAATCTACTGAGGAGGACGAGTTTTAATGTGCGGAATATTTGGAGTGATTACTACATCAGCTATGCACCCAGCAGATAAGCGAAGCTTCTTGGAACAAGCTATGTTTGCGGGCACGTTGCGCGGCAGAGACGGCACTGGGATATTTGGTGTAATGCGACCGCCGTACACGTCGAGTGCGGAGCGGCACTCAGTTGCTGTGCCAAAGGCTAGTTGGGCACGTATGGCCGCGCCCGGCCCTGCGTTTCTAGCCGATGCGGCAGCCAAGGGCTTCATGAGCACAGTGCCAAGTTTGTTTGCTGCGGTTGGGCATAATAGGGCAGCAACTAAAGGCCGGGCTACGACAGATAACACGCACCCGTTCATATCTGGAGCTATCACACTTGTTCACAATGGAACAATACATAATCACAACAAGCTTTCGTCCAAGTCTGCTGAAGTGGACAGTCACTACATAGCTCACGCACTGGATGAGGGCACGCCAGAGGATGTTATCAAGGAGATTGAGGGAGCGTTTGCTCTGGTGTGGTACGACTCTAGGAGTGGGTACATCAATCTGATACGCAATAGTGAGCGGCCGTTGCACCTTGGGGTATCTCGTGTCAGCAACACCCTGTACATCGCCTCTGAGTTTGAAATGCTGCGATGGTTGGCATCTCGAATTCGCATTACCATTGACACGTATTTTCAGCCTGATCCCGGCGTACTCATGCGCTGGCACCACGCAGCAAGTACTATTACCCCGGAGATGACCAAACTTGAACTTAAGCGTTGTACATACAACACGACTTACAGTGGCGCAACTTCGGCGTATGCTCAGTGGGCCCATGCCTATGACGACGCATACGGATCTTACTGTGATGATGATAGCGCAGACTACAGGCCGGGACGGCAACCCATCGAGCGTCCAGCGGTGATTACACCACCCAGCGCGCAACCTACTACAGAGGTGACGCCGACTACTGCACCAGAGCAGCGCCAAAAGAAGATACCTGATAGTATGCTGGAGTTGTTAATGGATTGGTCGCTCACTCCCGATGATCGAATGTTGTTCGTACCACTGCAAGTGCACTCTACTAGGAGAAACGGGCGCACTATAGCTCGCTTGACCGGGGAGTTAGGGTGCGCACAAGTCGAGGCTTCTTTGCACGGACTGGATAGCACCCTGTTAGGTTTGGGCAAGGCTGAGCCGGGACAGTGGGTAGTCAAGGACCACGTGTGGGAGGTCGCCCCAATAGGCGTGCGGGTACTTGATGATACAAAGGTCGAGGTCATATGTCGCCTGATATCGACTAAGGTGCCGGATGACTTTGTTCCGACATATGAGCATGGGGAGGAGGCTTTGTGGCTATATGAGGGGGAGGACATTGATGCCAGTGGTGTAGATACCGATGATGCTGATGATGACGCGTACGACGTGGCTAGTGTGCAGATAGGGGGGCCGCGTTGCACAAGCGCAACAGAGTTAGTTGACAGTATATCGACAGAGAATAGACAGAAGGCGTATGTCGGGGTCGATGGCTTCGTTTATCCGGGACTGTATAACACAAAGGTATCAGCACAGAGATTCCTTGACCTGACTAAGGGTGGGTGCTATGACTGTGGGCAGCCTATCACGTTTGCTATGGCTAACGCTGTATCATATCGGATGATAGGAAATGAGCACGTAGCTAATTGCGGATGTAGTGAAACTATGGAGGTGTCTAATGCGAGGGCGGCTGTACGCGTATAATTACTTTAGTGACAGTGCCAGAAAGCTAAGTCGTGGGCTTAGGATTAAGCGATTGCGAGCACCAGAGGAGTCGTCCTATGTGCCTAGGGGCAGTGATGCTATCGTAAATTGGGGCTCGTCTGCCCTACCGGAGTCGTGGGCAATGCGGTGCGGGTACGTGCTGAACGCTCCAAGTGCTGTGAAACTTGCCAGTAACAAGCTCAAGGCGTTCGAGCTGCTTAATTCCGCGGGCATAAAAATTCCAAAATATACTTTGGACGTTAATGTTGCCCGAAAGTGGGCACGAAAACGTATAGTTTTTGGCCGGCGACTACTCCGTTCCAGTTCAGGACGTGGAATTGAGATCTATAAACGACCAGAAGATGTCAGGGAGGGGCTTCCGCTTTATGTTCGCTATGTGCCTAAGAAGGACGAGTACCGTGTACACGTCATGCAAGGACGTGTCATCGATGTGCAGAAAAAGATGCGAAGATCTGGTGAATTTTTGGGTGACCCCGAGACTCGCAATATGGTGCGTAACTATGATAACGGGTGGGTATTTGGTCGTGCTGGGATCGCTCCTCCACGCGATGTCATAGACCAATCCATAGCAGCAGTGGCTGCACTTGGGCTAGACTTCGGCGCAGTAGACGTTGGATGGACGGAGAACATCCAACAAGCGACTGTGTACGAGGTTAACACCGCACCGGGCCTTACTGGAACGACTCTGAGTACCTATATTCGGGAATTTGGGGCTGAAATGTACCGTCGAGCATCACGAGGATATTGACATATGGCACTAGATTCTAAGCAGCTATGGGCGTGCCACGATGCAGCGTTGGCTGTTTCCACGGGGATTCTTCCAGAAAGGGCGGATGCTCAGGATGTAGCACAGGAAGTTTTGGTAAAAGTGTGGCAAAGATACCACGATTTTACTGGTTCTGATGACGAACTGCTGCGAATAGCTCGTCGAATGGCTACAAATGCGAGTGTTGACGTACTCCGCCGCATTAGCCGGGACATTGGCAGGCACCTAGAGTTGGAGGTTACGGATGCAGGGGACGAGTTGTTAGTTGAGTACTCGGTAGGCACTTCGTTGGATTCTCCAGAAGACATCCTAGCTGCAGAGCAGCAGAAAGCAGCCATAATGCAAGCGGTAAACGACCTTGCACCGCAGCAGGTGGCGGTGTACTTCATGCACGCCAACGGAGCAAGTTTCTCGGAGATAGCTACACGTTTGGGGGTAAGTGAGGATAATTCCCGGCAGTTGCTGTCACGAGCAATAGCTAAACTCAGGATGGTTGCTGAGAATTATTAAGTTTTCATTAAGAATTCTTAATGTCACAAAGGTAACTATAAAACGTTATATTAATACACGGTATAGTATTTATTATATAATATATTATTAATATAATATATATATTATATATAATATTATTATATTAATAATACACGGAGGATACGGACATGACTAGCGTAAGTAAAGCCAGAGCAATGCTCCCGCTCCTGAACATCCCGATAGGAGCAACTGTCACCGCCGAGTGCCCGAACTGCGGTGAAAAGAAATTCAGCGTCACCAACAGAGACGGTTCCGGGTATTTGTATAATTGCTTTAGAGCTTCCTGCGGGTGTAAGGGCTACATACCCCTAGGTGGAAAGAGTTTGTTCGCCACAGACGCTCCTATTGCGCCTCGTGAGGAATCTAGACCATACTCCGGACCACTGTACGCACCAAATCCCGAAGATCTTGTTTTGCTGAATGCTGTGTATGGGTTTACACCGGAGCACGTTAGTCGATCCGGGGTACGGTTTACGATAGACGGTAACGCGGCGTATCCGATCTACGCCAATGACAGGACTGTGAAGGGGACGCACTTGCGGTATCGGAAGTTTAGCCCCGGTCGCGCAAAGGCGTATACCCACATGAACTCACAGACTGTAACGAAGAGTTCGTGGTATACGAGTCCGGTGGGGTGCCCGTCCCTGCTGATCGTGGAGGATATCCCTAGTGCTGTGCGGGCCTCGCATTACATGGATACTATGGCGCTTTTGGGAACGTCGTTAGATCCACGAGACATTCCGCTAATCGCGGCGAAGTACACGGAAGTGTTCATAGCTCTTGACCCTGATGCCGACGAGGCTGCGCTGCGCGTACGGAACTGGCTTGCTGGGTGGGTGGACTGGCTTTATGTCATGAAGCTGCCCCGTGACATCAAGGATATGCGAGAGGAGGAATTGGATAACTACATGGCGAGCTTTGAAGTATGAGCGAACGTTCGGTACTAGTTGCGTGCATCAAGTCTCGGGAAGCGTGGGACAGTGTAAACAAAGCTGATGCTGGGGATGACTTCAGCGAGCAAGGGAGGGTGGTGCTCGATGCTGTAACTGCGTACTACACGAATGACGATACCGCAAAGTCTGTGGATGGTGAACTGCTTGCCAATAGCGTAGCCCGGCAGTACACCAACCCTAAGCACAAAAAGCTGTTCATGGAACTGGTAGCGGGGCTGACTTCCGAGGAGGCCAATGTCTCCGCACCGAACGTGATAACTGACCTTATGGCCATGCGTCGTGAGGTGGCTGGGAACAAACTTGCGAGTGCCCTCTTGGGAGGTAGGACTGCGGAGATAACTAACTTACTTGCTGATTACCAACGATGGTCACTGGCTGCCGAAACGTCCAATGCGGACGCCATCACCAAGCTCGTCCCGGTAATGCGGGGCGCTGACTTGTCTGAACTGGTAGCGAAAGAGAAGGAGGAAGGGCTCATTCCCATTCTTCCCAAGGCGCTAAATGACCATCTACGAGGGGGACTACGCCGCGGCCATCACGTCATAGTGTTTGCGCAACCTGAAATAGGCAAGACCATGTTCGTGATTAATGCGGTGTCTGGGTTCCTTCGGGCTGGTCTTACCGTACTGTACATCGGCAATGAGGAGCCCGTTGAGGACTTGATTATGCGTACGGTTGGGCGACTTTCTGGTATGACCATTGCCGAAATAGAGGCAGATCCGGCACGGGCGGAACAACTGGCTAGGGAACGGGGGTATGATAATATCATATTCGCCCCTCTGAGTCCCGGCCAGCCGCCCGTGATAGAGGCGCTGGTTCGGGAGTACAAGCCCGACGTTGTTGTGCTCGATCAGCTACGAAATCTCGACCTAGGAGAGCAAAACTATACGGTTAAGCTGGAGAAAGCAGCTACTGCTGCGCGTAACATTGCCAAGCGATACCGGGTAGTTGTCCTGTCTGTGACGCAAGCTGGCGATAGTGCGTCGAACAAGGATGTGCTGGACAAGGGAGATGTTGACTATAGCAATACGGGTATCCCAGCCCAAGCTGACGTGATGATCGGCATTGGGGCTAGTGTGCAAAGTCTTGAGGCTAATAGGAGAGTGTTGACATTGTGCAAGAACAAGAGGAGTGGCAGTCATGCGATAATTCCGGTAACTGTGGAAGTGGCGTATAACCGTATACAGGGAGCATAAAATGGAATTCGTAAAGTTTCCCAAGATGGCCCGACTGTTCCGTGAAGTAGTGATTACAGAAAAAATTGACGGCACTAACGCGGCTGTAGTGTGGTCGTACGACGAGCCAGACGCGAACACGGTAGCCACCGTAATAACTGAAGTTGGGCCTATATCGATGTGGTGTCAGTCCCGCAAAAATTTTATTACTCCCGAACGAGATAACTTTGGCTTTGCTGCGTGGTGCCGAGATAACTTCATGGAGCTGGTCGCTTTGGGCGTGGGGCGGCATTTTGGAGAGTGGTGGGGTGCTGGGATACAGCGTAACTATGGGCGTATAGACCGTAAGTTTAGCTTGTTTAGTGCCCTTCGGTGGACCGCAGATTCGGTTCCTACGGTGTGTGATATAGTCCCTACAATCTATAGGGGTCCGTTTAGCGAGGAGCAAGTTGCAGAGTGCTTGGTGAATTTACGTGATGGTGGGAGTTACGCTAGTCCCGGATTCATGAACCCGGAAGGTATCGTAGTGTACCACGTTGCTGCTAAAGTAGGATTTAAGATATCACTTGATAACGATGATAAGCATAAAGAGGAGGCAGGGTATGAATGAGGCCGAGAGACTCCGGTTCAACATCCCAGAGGAGTCGGGCTGCATGGAGATATTACACGCTGCCCGCAAAGCACTGGAGCAGAAGCTGTGAAAATAACCGGCTCGTTACATGTTGGCGACTATGTGCTTGCCACAAAATACCACGATGGAGATCCACAAGATCATTGGTGTGTTGGCTTCTACCATAGCGATCTTGATTACGGTGGAGGAGGAACAAGGTATCAGGTAGTGGATGGCGACGGTAACCAATTCAGAGGGAATGGGTTTCGTCGCGTTGAGAAGATCAGCCCGGAGCTTGGGAAGTGGCTTCTTGATAACGCAAGGCAGATAGAGACAAGCGGGCTAAGTGTCTGGCGCTTAGCACTGGCGAAGCTGAACATAGCAATCCGCGCACTGGAGTGGAGACAATGAACCTATATCTTGATTGTGAATTCAATGAGTACAAGGGTGCGCTGATTTCTATGGCGCTTGTGGCCGAGGATGGTAGGGAGTGGTATGAGGTGGTGCCATGCGAGAACCCCGGTGACTGGGTAGCCGCGCATGTCCTGCCGATTCTCGGTAAATCCTCGGTGTCAGTAGCGGATATGCAGAGCAGCCTTCAGCAATGGCTTGCCCAATTTGAGCGTGTGCATATCGTGGCAGATTGGCCGGAGGATATTGCGCACTTTTGCCAAGCCTTGATTACCGGCCCCGGAACGAGGATTGATACCCCTCCGCTCACGATGGAAGTGCTACGCATAGATTGCGGCAGCGACAACCCGCACAACGCGCTTGCTGATGCGCGGGGCATACGTGCAGCACTGGAGCAGAAGCCATGAGCGACCTAATCACCCGCGCCCGGAAAGAATGGTGCGAGTCCCGTTTTGGCACGGACTTCCCGTCTGAATGGGCAACGCCAGAACACTCTCACCGCCAATGCCCGCCCGAAGTCGTCACGGCGCTGCTGGATGTGCTGGAGAACTACCCGGCTAACCGTACCTTGCTCGACGACGACGAATCGCCGTGCTGCCCAACATCTCGATTTGCCCCGCATACCAAAGACTGTTTTGTGGGATTGGCCGAAGCCGCCATCGCCCGCGCACTGGAGGGGAAATGTTAAGTATTCAAGTATCTATTAACGGGATTCCAATTATTGTAGCCAACGCGTACCGGGATATGAGTATATCCACGGACCCAAATGCGTATATGTACCGATACTCGGCAGCGTGTATGAGTACTGACGTTGAGCAAAGCCCTCGTACGTATACAGGGACAGTAGAGCACGCCTACGACAACGGGCTAGAGGCGCTTACCCAGATAATTATGAAGGATATTGTGCGCAAAAAGGGAAAGAATAATGCCACTAACTCTCGACGGGCTTCCTAAGTACCTGACCAACCCAGATCCCAGTATCTATCTTAACGGGTCGTGGGTTGCACTTGACTTTGAGACGACCAACCACAATAAGGGAACCGCGTTAGACCCTACTAACAAGATCGTCTTTGCTCATTGGAGGACTAGCGAGGGTGGAGTCAACTCCAGATTTGCTGGGGAGTTCCAGCTCAACGATCTAGTGCAAGACATCAACAATGCCGACTTTCTGATCGCCCACAATGCCAAGTTTGAGTTGCATTGGCTGAAGCGGTGCGGACTAGATTTGCACAACGTCCTTGTGTACGATACGATGCTTGCTGAGTACGTCATTGGGGGTAACAGGTGGCAGTTTGGGGAGCTTGCCCTAGACGCCGTAGCTAAGCGGCGGTGGAATAAAGGCAAGGACTCGTTAGTGTCCAAGATGATTAAGGCTGGGGTTAACCCGGAGACTCTTCCCCGCTCTTGGGTAGCCAAGTACTGCGAACGTGACGTAGAACTTACTGTAGAGCTTGCTCAGGCCCAGTTGCAGGCGTTTCGCAGCGAGAGCCCAAGGCTTCTGCCTATTGTGTACTCTCGGTGCTTGCTCACTCCTGTCCTTGCTGATATCGAAGCCAATGGGATGATGCTGGACAAAGCGGCTGTGCAAGCTGAGTACAACACTGCCTCGGTTGCGTTAGCCGAACTGACCAAAGAGCTTGATGCTATTACTGGGGGGATTAACTTTAATAGCCCAAAACAACTTGCCCAGTATATGTACGACACACTCGGCATTCCAGAACTGTCAAAGTACGGAAAGCCACGCCGCACCCCAGCAGGGGGTAGGCTGACTGACGCGCCTACAATCCTGAGCCTTCGCCCAAGCACCGCAGCTCAGCGCAAGTTTCTCGATCTCTATCGACAAGCCAAAGCCGTAGGGCACGACGTGGGGTTCTACCTCAAGAAATTTGTGGAGTGCTGCAAAGGCTCGGACAAGGGTGTGCTTTATGCTTCATTCAACCAGAGCAATACAAGGACGCACAGGCTATCCTCCTCTGGCCTTCGATACAAGGTGCAGCTACACAACCTGCAACGTAGATATAAGCCTCTGTTCAAGAGTCGCAAGGAGGGCTGGTTGATAGGGGAAGCTGACGAGGCCCAACTGGAGTTCCGTGCTGCGGTGCACTTGGGGCGGGATAAAGCGGGGTTGGATGACATCCTTAATCGGGTAGATGTGCATACGTCCACTGCCGACATCATCAAGTGCGACCGACAAACGGCCAAGTCTCACACGTTCAAGCCCCTGTACGGTGGCCGCAAGGGCACCAAAGCGGAGATGGAATACTACGAGTACTTCCGAAAGCGGTACTCGGGCATAACTGATACCCAGAACTCGTGGATAAACGCTGTACTGCGGGACGGCAAACTGGAGACTGAGTACGGGCTTGTGTTCTATTGGCCCGGGACTAGGATGGACAGCTCCGGGTACATCAATAACACGACCTCGATATGTAACTATCCTGTGCAAGGTTTCGCTACCGGAGAGATTGTGCCACTGGCGGTCGTGTGGCTATGGCATCGGATACACGCCATGGGCTACCAGATGTACCTGATTAACAGCATCCACGATAGTATCATCGTAGAGCTGCCTGAGAGCGAGCTAGAAGCGTTCCACGAGTTAGCGCAGCAGTGCCTAATCTTGGACGTGTATAACGCTGTAAAGGCAATATACGGCATCTCATTGACAGTCCCGCTAGGGTGCGGAGTTATGAGCGGCACTCACTGGGGAGCTAAGAACGAGACCAAGTACGAACTGGATATGAAGACGATGGAGGTAATCAAAGTGAATTAATTTGTCACAAAGTGGAGTTTCAAACGTTTATATAATACAAGTGCCAAGTTTTATAACCTGATAATATGAGGATAAATTATGACACAGGGCGTAGTTCAGAAAGTATCGACTAAGTTGTGGGATGGCCCACGAGGGCAGGCCACGTTGTACTCGTTCCAAGTCGAGGGCAACCGAGCGTGGTTCCGTACTGGTCAGAAGAACCCTGCGAGCTTTGGTATCTCCGAGGGCAAGGTAGTCAAGTTCAACTCGGACGAGAAGGGCAACGTTGACTTTGGTTCGATTGAGGTGCTGGAGGACGCTGCACCGCGCCGTGCTCCGTCACCGAGCAGCTCCGTGCCGGTAGCCTCGTCTAGGGACTCGTACTGGGAGGCCAAGGAAGCTAGGGACGTGGCCAAGGATAATCGCTACCAGCAGGTAGACATTCCACGAATGACCTACTCAAGCGCACAGGACGTTGCTGTAAAGGTCGTGGAGCTGGCTATTGCGCACGGGGGCCTTACCCTGCCTACCAAGAAGAACGCCGTGCTGGACGCGATTGTGGGCGCTGTGGAGGCCGTGACACTGACTTTGGCTAAGGGTCGTATGCAAGCCCCGGAAGCCATTGCTGCAGCGTTGGCTGAGGAGGGGAGCAATGCAGCAACTAACGCGGATGCTGGTGGTGATCCGGACGAGTATTGATAGGAGGTAACGCGCTGTGCATGTGTGGGTAGATGGTGACATTATAGTTTTCCGTGCTGGGTTTGCTGCGGAAAAGACGGCCTATTACCTGAAGTCGATGGCGGGCGAACCGCTACGCTTCCAGTACAAAAAGGAGGCTATGGAGTACATCACTGCCCACCGCCTTGATCCAGCATTGCTTGAATCGTATCGGGAAGTCGAGCCTTTGGCAAATGCACTTCATTCGACTAAGCTGACGATTTACGCGATGCTGGAGTCTTTACACGTCAATAAAGACGAGATAACGATATGCCTTTCAGGACCAGATAACTTCCGCTACCACGTAGCAAAGACGAAAGAGTACAAAGGCAATCGTGATAAGGCGCACCGCCCAACGCACGAGCGGGCCATCAAGGACTACTTGATGTCGAGCTACAATCACGCCGTCAGTGACGGAGAGGAGGCTGATGACTACATTGGAATAAACCACTACAAGCTGTGGCTACGTGATCCGGAGTCCTCTATCATAGCGTCCTTGGATAAGGATCTCAATATGATTCCCGGAATGCACTACAACTTCCATAAGAACACGTCGTACTACGTAGACCCAGAGGATGCTGACCACACGTTCTGGTGCCAGTTGTTGACTGGTGATGCCACAGACAACATCCCCGGGATACCGGGGGTTGGGCCTGCTGGGGCGGCCAAGAAACTAGCTGGGTGCACTACTGAGGCTGAGTACGCTGAGGCGTGCAGTAGGGCGTACGAAGCTTACTATGGAGACGAGTGGCGCGAGGTGATGACTGAGATGGGGCGCTTGATCTGGATACGACGGGAGCCCGACCAATGGTGGGAGATACCAAAGTATGATTAGCACTTATCTCGCAGTAGCTGGTGCCAACTTTCTGTTCATATTCCTGAAAGCGTATCAGCAGCGTAACGTGGCGTTCGACAACTACGGTATGGTTATACCGACGAGCTTTGGACTTGCCTTGACTGAGGTATACGTGATCGCCAAAGTCGCCGCTCTGGGGTTTACGTTGCCCTTGGCGCTGACGATAGGCGCTGCGGCGGGAAGCGGAGCCCTTTGTGCTATGCTGTTGCACAAGAGGTATCACACTAAGCCTACAACCACTGACACAGGAGACTTTGAATGGGACGAAGACCTGCTCGACTGGAGGCCAAGAAAGCAGGCTTCCGTTCCGGCTTTGAGAAGTATGTTTACGAAGATGCACTTCAGAAAGGAACCAAACTTAGCTACGAACCACCAGAGGAGAAGTTGAGATGGCAACCAAAGGCGAGATGGTATCTCCCAGATTTCAGTATTCCAGGTACGAGGATATTAGTGGAATGCAAGGGGCGCTTCACATCGGACGACCGGACCAAGATTCTTGCGGTCAAGGAACAGAATCCGGAGGTAGATCTCCGCATAGTCCTACAGAGGGACAATCGACTAAGTCCTGTGTCCAACACGACCTATTCGATGTGGTGTCGCCAACACGAGATTCCGTTCGCAATGGGGAAGATACCAAAGGAATGGCTGTATACAAGTACAACATCGGGGACATAGCGTCTGCGGAGTGGGGTAGTGGTGCACGTGCTAACGCTAACAAGACGCGCATGGATCTTGTGCCTTTGCATCTGCTGGCTAGTTGTGCGGACGTATTTGAGTACGGAGCCAACAAGTACGCTGCATGGAACTGGGCGAAAGGTATGCCGTGGTCGGTGCCGTACGGATGCATGTTGCGCCACCTGTCAGCGTGGTACATGGGGGAGGACATTGATCCGGAATCTGGCAAGCCGCATCTGGGGCACGTGATGGCCAACTTGCTAATGCTGGAGCACTACACCAAGGCGTATAAGCAAGGGGACGATAGACCGGCACGGTGGTTCTTCGTAGAAAGGGAGAGTAGTTGATGAAGGTACTTGTGTGCGGAGGTAGGGACTACACGGACGAGGTCTGCGTGTTCAGTGCATTGGATGACGTTGCTCTAGAGAACTCCCCCCATGTTACCTGTATCATTCACGGCAACTCTACAGGCGCACATAGTCTGGCAGGTAAGTGGGCTAGGCTGCGGGGCGTGCAAGAGATCATGTGCCCCGCTAACTGGAATAAGTTGGGCAACTACGCTGGAATAGCTCGGAACGAGAGGATGCTGGAGTTGGGGATAGATCTTGTTGTGGCGTTTCCGGGAGGAAGAGGGACGGCTGATATGGTGAGGCGGGCCAACTGGGCTGGAGTGCCCGTGCGCTTTATTGGAGGCGCCGCGGCTCACCCGGACTTCTTGTTCCATGAATAAGCTTCTAAAGTCAGATGATCTGACACTGGTAGTTGGGGATGTGCATGTATCTGCTGGGCAAGATCTGAGCCGCGCCAAGCTGCTTGGCATGGCTATTGATGATCTTCGCCCAAAGCGGGTAGTGTTCATTGGGGATCTTATGACGTTTGATTCCTTGTCAGCGTGGGACAAGGACAAGCGGAAGAAGATGGAGGGGCGGCGCTACCAGAAGGACATCGACGCAGGAAAGCGATTCTTGCAGCTCATGGACGACAACGGTGGACATCGATGCAAAGATTACATCCTGACCGAGGGCAACCACGAGGAGAGGCTGTGGCGCTACTTGGATCTGCAGCCCCTGTTTGATGGAGCGGTTGACTATCGTAAGGATCTAGATATCGAGCATTGGACGCACGTGCCGTATAAGGAGCACTTCAACTATAAGGGGGTACATTTCACCCATGTTCCAATTAATGAGTCTGGAAAACCTGTTGGTGGGGTTAACGCTTGTAATCGCAGTCTCGCAATTTATCAGCATAGCGTTGTATTCGGGCATACTCATAAGCTTGCGTCGGTGGCCGTACATAGGCACGGGTCTGCTCACCTCAATCAGGCGCTCAATGTGGGTTGCTTCTTTGAGCACATTGATGACTACGCTTTGGGTAGTATTACGTCTTACTGGCGCGGTATAGTGCTGCTCGACCACTACAAGGTTGGTAGGTTTAACTGGTCCCCCATCTCACTAGGCAAGCTTCGTAAATTACTCAAATAAAAAGAGGGCAAGGTAGGATGCACCCAAAAATAGCGGAACGAGTGATCGGCATACTGCGGGACAAGAAACTGAAGGAAGGAACACCAGCGGCTACTGAGTACGTCAAGCGTGTGTGTCACGGGGCTGACCCAGACGTGTGGGACACCCTCCGGGCAGCGCAAGCCAAGGCAGCCGGGTGGAACATGGAGCCAGATAAGCCATGAGTCTGAAAGTGTTTGACTACTATTGTGGTGAGTGTTCCGAGACGTTTGAACTATGGATACGTGAGGAAACCGAGACTCCCCAGTGTCCGCAGTGTGGGAGTTGTCACGTTACCAAGATCTTTACGAAAGCCCCGCCACGATACAAGGCGGCAAGCCCGTATGACCGGCTAGACACCTTCCACGACTACCTAACCGAGCCTATACGGAGTGTAGTTCCGAACAACTACAAGAGCAAGAAATGATTAACCTACGAGGATGGTTCCTGTTCTCAGTTCTGGTATGGCTGCTGCTACAGCCTGTTTAGAAAAAGAGACGCCCCCGTAAAGGGGGCGTCATACTAGGGATACTATCCTCTAGCTTATACTACTTTTTCTTCTTCTGTCTAGTTTCGTGCCGCTGAAGGGCAGCATTCTTGTACACTCCACCGCTATGCAATGTTGCGGTGCGCCCTTTGGCGTTGGGATTATACGTAGGCGCAGACTTGTCCACGATACGACCACTGATGTTGTATTTCTTGTTCAGGGCCGTGCCTGCCATATAGCCCAACTGCCCAGCAGTAGCCACTGCTGAGGCCCTACCAACAGCCGCTCCTGCAACAGAAGCGAGACCCTTGGCGTATCCGCCCAGTGTAGAGACTGCCGCTTTCTTGGCGCCAGCAGTACCCCACTTCACAGCAGAGCCCTTAATCTTGGCTCCACCGGCCTTGGCCCAGCCAATCTTGGAGGGGCGAGCCTTACGGGCAGCATCCACGGCAGTTTTCTTGGCGGCGTTCTTGCGGGCCATGCCCGTACCGGCGCTTCTAGCCTTAGCTACGTGGCTCTTATCGCTATTATTCATGAATGCCCGATCCCCGGCCCGCTCGATGGCTTTGCGAACGTTATTACCACGACCCTGCCGCCACGCCGCGTTGTATGAGGTCGGGCCTCTAGAGCTGGCCTTTACTTTCGGTCCCGCGTTATTGTACGGATTGTTGGGGCTGGCCTTGTACGCCCTAGCCTTCGGCTTTGGCTTGGATGCGGGTTTGTTGTAGGGGTCGTAACCTTTCTTGGACATTACTTCTGTACTCCTTTGCGAGTGCTGATGTACATTAACGTACGATCACCAAACAGATAGAACATGGCTGACGAGGCTAGGTTAGCCGCCAGATCCATAGTCGCCTGAACAGTGTTTGGATTGAGGACGCACGTCACGTACGTCAGCAGGATAAGGGCCACGGCTACCGGACGTTGGATACCCCGTACGTCAGACACCCACTTGGATGTACCACTCACCGAGTCGATGGACGCCAGAGCCTCAAGCTTGCGGATCTCAAGCTCACCAAGCTTCACAGTCTCCTCGATGGTGGCAGGCTTGGCTCCATCCCTGTCCCCGAGCTTCTTGTTGATGATAGCCGATAGGCCCTTTTGGATGACTGGGATAAACGCTGTCAGAATAGTTACTGGGTCCATAATCAATACTCTCCTGTCTTCATTCTGTTGGCTAATGTATGTGCTCTGGACTTAACTTGAGACGCCCAGCGACTATCAAGCATGTGAACACTGGCAGCCTCGTAGTCTCCGGCCTTGATGCTGGCCCACATATTGCGGAACTTCATCAGTCCGCCAACCCCCAAGTTGTACGCCATTTCAATCAGTACGTCCTTTCGTACTTGGGAGTCTATGTTTCGGAATGCTAGGAACGTTTCAAGTTCCTTGGTCTTGGCAGCAATTCCATCCAGCAACCACTTCTCGGCTTCCTTCTCCGTCACTTTAAGTTCCCCGACCACTTGTCCATAACCAATGGTCAGGTGCCCCGTAGTATCCACGTACGCCTCCGCTCGGAAGCCTTCGTGCTTCTTCAGGGACTCCAAGAGTTCCTTTGAGGGCTTCGTCATATTACTCCTCCCCTCTTGTCTTTTTCTGAGTAGCCTCGATATCGTCCATGCCTATAGACTCTTCGCTCTTGGCCGCAGTAGCGCCAAGACTTAGGTGTGACGGCCACCCCTCAACCATCGTGGCCGCGAGTAGGGCGTCCTCGTACGACGGGTAGTTGCCTATCTGCACTTGCGCCTTAAGGGCATTGCTGATACGAGCGCTCTTTTCCATAGTTAGGAGTCGGATCTCGCGCTCAGCTTCCAGCTTCTGGCGTGGACTGAGCTTGGCAGCAATGTCATTACTGATAGAGAACGCTATGTCACCTGTGTCATTGTTGACGGTCATGACAAACAGCTCGCCCTCTCCGGCGTACTCCGACAACGAGGGCTCCTGAGCAAAGCCCCCGGGATTCCCATATGCAGCGGCCAGCCCGCTCATCGTTCCTGTAAGCTGCCGGTTGTCGCCGCGGGCTTGCGTTGAGTAGGCATTGAGGCTCTTGTTGAGCACGTTGGCGATGTACGCCGTCTCAAAGTCCAGCACCGTCTTCATGGAGGCCCTAGCAATGTTCTGATCCCTCGGAGACAGGGACTGGAACTGCTCCCCAAATTCGTCTGACGACGCGGACGACACGAGATTAGCCATCAGGGAATCTTCCGGAAGGTACACACGCCCCGCCTTGTTCTCAGCCGCTACCTTATCCGCCACCGTATCGAACGTGGAAACAACCTGAGACATAGCCCCAGTAAGCACCACGTTTGCATCAGTCCCCTCAGGAAGTCCCTTGCCGTTACTGCGGATGAGTGCGTCGGTACCTTCAAGATACCCAGCTACGAACTTGTCCTTCTCCACCTGAGTCTTAAGGGCTGGGTTGACATTTGCGGCGTTCATAGCGTTCCACCCACCAATGGGAGTCGGAGTACCTGTGGCATCCATGAGAGGACGCCGTTCCCCAGTAACATTACCAGTTTGCGCACCAGCAATCTCGGGCAGTAGTGAACTCTCTGCCAACTTGGTAAGCTGGTTTGCTGTCTGTTCGTTGAGTTTGTTGGATATACCCTGATTAGTGGCCGATAGAGTGGCGGCAAGTTCATTGGTGTACCGCAAGTTTGCCGGAAGTTTGGCAGTCCACTGGGCCTTGGACGCGGCCTCTAGGTTCTTGATCTTGTCCATAGTAGGCCCTGTGCCGATCATGGCAAGCGCAGCCTCCACCTGCTGGTCCGCAGCAGCAAAGATGTTGTTCCACTGGGACTGCGTGATGTACTTACCAGCCTCAGTGAGGCCACCAAGTTCAATCATCTTGTTCCGCTTCCACTCAGCAGCTTGCTGCCTTACAGTAAGACTAAGCCTCTCCAGATCTCCGCTTTGCATAGCCTGCGTAAGCTGCGTAATATCAGTGACACCAAACAACTGCGCGGCGCTGTTTTGGATGATGCCGTTGACCTCACCAGAGAACGTCGCTCCGTGGGTTACCACGAGCTGGTTGGTGTGCTCCAGCATGGTCTCGACGTTACGCTCCTTCTGGTTAGCCCAAAGAGTGTGTGCCTTGGTCTCAACCATGTACTTCTCGTGCTGCGAAGCCATGCCCACATAGCGCTCAAGCCACCCAGCCATGACCTCCTCACTAGACCCGGGAGGTGGCGGCTCCAGCCCAAGCTTACGGCTGTTCTTCTCCAGTTCCTTGAGGTACTCGCTGCTCTTGGCAGCGCTTGCCTCGATCTCCCTCTGACGCGCCACAGCACCTTCATTGAGGTAGTCCACCATCTCTTGCGTCTGGAGAGAGGACGTACCACCAAGTCCAGAGGCCGAGGACACTTTGAGGAACTCCGGAATCAAGCGCGGGTACTTGGCCGCGTACTCGCGGAAGATAAGCTCCTTCCGAACCCCGAGGCGGTTGCTGTCAATGATTCCCTGCGACGCGGCAGTATCCTCGACACGGAGACGACTGAGCATTGCCTTGACCTGCGGATTGGAGGTCACGGACTCGTCCACAGAGTTCTCTGCTTGTAGTACCTCTACAGTGTCCCGCTCCTTCATGAGCCCGTACAGCTCTTCCATGTACGCGGACTCTTCCTGATCCAGCTCGGCCTTGAAGTCTCGCGTGAGGCGCTCGATTTTGACGTTCTTCACAACATCACCGACAGTGGATATAGCTCTGTCCATAGACTGTGTGTCTATGCGGAGAGACTCCGCCTGACCTACCGGGCCGCCAATGGGGGAGATGATTGGGTTTTCAATGGGCATAGTACAGTACCACCTAATCTACATCTGGTTTGAAGTATTGAAGATTCGTATCAATGTTCTGCATCATTGGAGGAATGCCAGCCTCGGCAGACTCTAGTTGCTGCTGCATAAAGGCAATAGCCCCGTCCTTCTGGTCTTGCGGTGCATTGGACGCCTGAATCTCACGAATCATCCACTCCTCTACACTACCACCAAGCTTGATGGCCTTGACAATTGAGATTTCCAGATTGTCCTGCTGATGGCGACCATTAGCCACAAGAGCCATGAACTCTTTGTAGAAGGCTTCCTTTTCCTCGGGGTCTCGCATACCGACGATGATATCCTTGAGGCGGGAGTACATGACTGTGAAGTACTCGTCCGAGTACACACCCTCCCCGTACCGCACTACCATCGTGCGTAGATCTTCGTAGTACTTCTTGGCGTCGGACTTCAGGTCCTCCGCAGCCTCGGCGTCCAAGGTGCTGCCACGGAGTTCCTTTAGGAGATTGCGGCGAATATCGAACTCCTCAGGATTGGCCCCAAGCAGCCCGCGCATCCACAGCTCTCCAGCCCGAGCCTTGATACTGGATACCTCGCCATTAGCGGCTTGCCAGTATCCTAGTTTGCGGGCAACGAGAGCTTGCTGTGACTGTGAGTACCCGCTCAGCATACCAGCCGCAATACTATCCAGTGCGTAGACTATCCGCTTTTCGTCCCAGCTCACGTCATCCGGAGAGTTAATGAGATTGTGCGCCAGCTTCACGCTATTGAAGATCTTGGAGGCTCCGTATCCGGATACACCAAGGAAGCTGTCAATGGGCGCGTTAGTAAGGGCTATGTCCACGAAATCGGTGGCCAACTGACGAAGGCCGGACGCTGGGCTGAGATAGGTGGTCCAGTTTGTGTTCATTTCCGGGTCGTCGAAGATAGCTTGGAACGACTTATCCAGCATCCAATCTATGAACCCACCAGATACAATGTCTATGAGAGTTGGATCTTCCACGCCAATCTCGGCAAGGCCCTTCTTGACTTCCGGGGTGAGGCCAACCACACCGCCACCGAACATAATGATCTGGCCGCCCAGAATCCTCAGGTGCTCAGCACGAGTAAAGGCCCTGTTCATGCCCAAGAGCGTCATGAACGTCTTGTGCTGGAACTGCAAGAACTGAAGTGGAACTGCCAAGATACCTTGCTGATACCGGGACGCGTTCGGACGAATCATGGCGGACGAGTAGTCTAGTGCCTTGGTCGCCACCTCGGCCCACTGAGTAGGGGTAAGATCAGTGAGCGACTTCAACTTATTGGCTCGCAGCACAGCCCGTAGGGCGGGCAGATACGAGGCCGTAAGGTTGATCTGCTCACCAGCGTCAAAGCCGTGACGCTCCATAAATCGACGCAGGGGACGGGCGGATACCGTACCCCACAGGTTTGACGCTACCCGTCCAGCTTGCGACATAGGCACGTTAGCGGCCTCAGTAGGAATGTCGCCAAGCGCCGCCCGGATGTTCACGTTGTTCAGGAGACCTGACGCTGTGAAGTTATCCACCAACAAGCGGTACTCCTCGTCCGTAAGGCGCATGATACGGGCTTGCAGCTGCATAGCTCGTTTGCTCAGCACCTTCTCCCCAACCATAGCCTGACTCTTGGCCCGAGCACCTATGAGTAGGGCAGCTGTATCCACTTGCCATCGCCCAATGTACGCTGGATCCAGCGCGAGCAGGAACATGTGCTGCTGTGCGTTGAGTACAAACTGCTTGATGGGATTGGCGGCGATGAACATGAAGAACGACAGTTCCCTCGTAGCTTGTAGAGGGGAGACCTTCCACATATCCCGAGAGCCGAGTTTACCGGCGGCTTTACCGAGGGCCCCGCTGTTATACAGCATCTCCCCAAAGGATATCATCTTGCTGCGGAGGATGTTGGACGACGGGTCCATAGCTCCGCGCATCATCTGAATGTAGCGGAACGACTCCAAAGCATCCTTGCCAACCTTGCCCAACTTTCCGGGCTCATTGGCCATGCTGCTCAGGGCCCGCAGAGCTTCGTCCACTGACAGGAGGTCAGGGTTGATGGCCGTATTGCCACGATAGCCGGCCTCCTTGGCCACCTTCTGCAGTTGCCTACCAAAGCTCTTCGTCCACAGATCCACCATGTGGGTGTTGAAGTCCTCCATAGTCACCTGCTTGGCCAGCACACGGGCTGAGCGAGCAATGGTGTTGATGGGGGCGATGATATCCGCCTCGGTGCCGTTCACGTGGCGTAGGCGGTCCAAGTTGCGCTCGTCGTAGAACAGGCGACCCTCCATCCGCATCAGCTCTTGGTTAGCCGCAGTCTCATCAAGCTGGGACAGGCGTACGTCCCGCTTCATGGAGTAGGTCCATTTCTTGTCAGCGTTCAACTCATTCAGCTTGGCAATCGCCTCGGCAGCTTCCTTACGGGAACCAGCAGTGTGTACAGCTACGCTATGGGGTTGCAGCACACCATCAACCATAACCTTTGGCATGGTCTTCATGATGATGTACGGATCTTCGTACATACGCGGGAAGTACCCGTGGATGTACTTGAGTGGCCGCCGACTCAGCGCCCCGTACTCCCAGCCCTTGGCTGTGGCGGGATCGAACAGAACGTGATGCGTAACCTCGTCGGTTCCACGAAGGGCAGGTGCCAGCTCAGTCTTGAGCACGCGACCACCAGCCTTGTATAGCTGCTCCAGCTTTTCCGGAGTAACATCAACAATGGTGTTGGTGGCTGGGTCGTACGCCCTAGTAACCCGCTTAGCTTGGGCCGGGGAGTTGTACGGCACACCGTGGTATGCTATCTTCCCGTCCGCCCGGCGGATAGTCTTGGCTCCGATGGAGTCTAGGTGGCGAAGCACACGGTCGTTTTCCAGCTCATACAAGGTGTCAAAGTACACCCGGGCGCTGTACAGACCCTTGAGTTCCTTCTCCGTGAGGGTGCCCCCGAATTGATCCTGAATCTCTCGAATGGTAGGATTGCGCTCGTGCCGCAAACCAAAGTCCGCGCTCCACACCAAGGCGTCGTTAACCTTCCACTTGGACTTGACTCCAAGCTTCATCCACGGGTTAACTATAGCGTCCAGCTGGGCAGTCATGCGACTCTGAGCGCTGAACCTGCGCAGGTACTGGGCGTAGATCTTCTTGTCCATCCACGCCGACGGATTGGCCAAATAGCCACGTGATCGGCCCAACCACCCCTTGGTAATGTCCATAGTCTGCCCACTTGCGGACAGAGCGTGGTCGTACTCACTGAACTGCTTTTCGGCAATAAGCTTTACATAGAAATTGCCCTTGGTACCTTTGAGGAGGTCATCCGAGATCTTGGCCACGTCCTCCATATCCATTAGGCGTGCGACCACACCGCCACTAGAGTACCAGATCTCGTATGCAGTAGCAGCACCACGATTGAGTGCGTTCTGGGCTACGTCACGAGCAAACTTCAACGTAGCAAAGCCTCGGTCAGCTCGACGCCCAAGCATAGTCTCAAGCCGGAACCCAGTACCATCCGCGAACGGGGCAATTGAGGTCTTGTTGGGTATTGGCACGCCGTTCTTCAGGGCAGCCAGTTGCTGTACTTCCCGCTCAGCCAAGGACACTCGATCAGACACCGGCATAGCTTCGGCTCGCATGGCGTCCGCGGTTTGCTTGATTTCCCTGTTCAGGGCTATGTGCCGGGCCCTCTCCTCCAAACTTCCAGCAATGTCTGGTACGTCGTAGATGGTACTCTCCGGGAGAGTGGGCAGATTGAGTTGCGCAAGTACGGGCTTCTCTACGTTGTACAACTTGCGAACAGCGGTGGTACTGGCCTCTAGACCAGCAACAAGCTCATCTCCATAGACCATCGGGTTTACTTGGGCAGCCAACTTCAGCAGAGGGGCAGAACTGAGACGAAAGAACGCACTTGTCAACATCTTGCCGCCCGGATAGGTGGCGATGTCGATGAACGGGTAGATATCCTCCATCATCTGACCAGTAGGTGTACCCTTACCCGTTTTGTTCAGGAACTCAGGAGAGAGTAGAGTCTCGTAGAACTTCCACACATGGTAGTCAGAGAAGAACGCAGGATGCGTCTTGACCAACTTGGTGAGTTTCTCGTATATGAGCTTCTGCTGAGATGGGGGGGATTTGATAATAAGCTCTTGCACAGCCTCCAGCGTCTTGCCATACCGAAACTTGTCCGTCCACGCACCATCAATGCCAAGCTCTTCGGCAACAGCCTTCGACGAGGCTGGGAGGGTGGCCGTGAAGAACACGGACTGCACGAGGTCCTTCCAGAATCCACGGGGGTCTACTTCGTCCTTAAACACGGAGTAGACGGCCTCGTTCTGGTCCTTGCCAAGCGACAGGGCGTAGCGGACATGGTCCGCTGTTAACGTCTCGCTCCCAAGCCCCTCCTCAGCGTCAAAGGCATCGGCTAGAGGATTCTGTTTGCCATTATGGAGCTGACGTACATGATCCGTAGCTTCCGGGTACGCATCCAGTAGGGCTTTGTCCGCGGCGTGTTTGTCTATAATCGGACGTACGTGAGTATCAACTTGCTCCGGAGTGATAGATGCGATGTCTATCTTGTTATCACGTACCGACTTGGCTACCGCCTCCGCCACCAACTGAGCTTGCTGTACGTTGTTCACATTGGAAGCAAGGGCGTTGAGCCGCTTGTACTCAGCAATGCGCCCCGTACGGGCGTACTCGTCCCTCAGTGCTGGAAGCATGTCCGGGGAGGTACCAAGAGCCGCTCCGGCGATATGTGCCAGCGCCGTAGAAGCTTCCTCATTGATGAGGACTTTGGGCGGCTCCATCTCCGGGCGCTCGACGAAATCGCCCCCTTGCGCCTCTGGGCGATCACTAGCGCGAAGTTGGAACTCAGGCGGCTTGGTGGTCTCCGGAGGAGTCTCAGCCTTTCGTGCGGGGATTTCTACGGTAAGCATTAAGCGTTTCCACGTCCACCGAACGCCGACTGGGGCGGGCGGTAGTCCATCATCCTGCTAGTGTCAATAGTACCAGACGGAACTCGTATAGTTCCAGCAGGGTCTGCGACACCACCACCCTGCCCACCGAACGGGGCCATAGCCGAGCCCACAGCGTTGACAGCGGACATGATACCACTCTGTATTGCGGACATCTTCTCAGCTTGCTCTTGCAACTTAGTGATCTTCTCGTTTCTGTTAAACAACTCAGTGTTTACCTTGAGGTTAGAGAGAGCTTGTGTCTGAAGAGACGAGAGTACACCAAGGGTGCTGGAGGTCTTCTGAGTGCCCGCACCGGAGGCTTGCGCGTTCACAGCGGCTACAGCACTAGCTTGGACAAACTCCACGACCATGTTCTTGCGAAGGATCAAGTTCTGAATCTGACGAGACTGCTTGGCAAGTCTGCGGGCTTTGCGCTTCTTCTTTGAGGAGCCGAATCCGAACGCTCCGGCTACAGCACCAACTGCGCCGCCAATAGCGGCCCCAACAGGACCTCCAACAACAGCCCCTAAAGCAGCACCTTCAGCTACTGAACTACCAGCAGATACGACGCCCTCTGTGCCCGCACTAGACATTAGACTTGTCTCCCGATCTTATACAGCAGCGCGTATCCAAGCAAGTGAAAGTCCTTGTCAGCCTCCCCGTAGAACTTCAAGTGTAGACTTCTGCCACGTCCACGAAGTTTGAGACGACTAATAACTACTGGCATCCCGTTCTCCGTAGGATCTCCAAGAAACAGCTGGCTGGGGCGATGGGCTTGCTGCGGGGAGCCCGCTCGTCCCGTAGTTGTCGTGTCTGTGAAATCCCACCGTGGCTCCAACAGGATACTCGACGAATTTATTGGCACCCCTAGACCGTCTACGCCTGTCTCTGTGCGCTTAGAGTACACGTGCACTACAGGGGCCTGCCTGCGGTGCGAGAAGTCTCTAGGTACGTCTTCCCCGCCAATACCATCGTACGCGGTTACCAGATATGGAAGCTCTTGCGTGCCATCGTAGTCAACGTACCCAGCGTGGTCTAGATCGAAAATACGAACTCCAAATCCTGATAAGTACGCAAAGGTGGCTACAAACTTGACCTTCTTGTTATCATTAGAGCCGTCGCCAGCCTTGGTGATTACGGCGCACCTGATATCTGTAGGGTACGGCGACCCACGAACAGGAAACTTAAATCTGTACCATCCCTTGTTCCGGAGATCGTATACGAGTGCGGAGTCAAAGTGCACCGAACTTGTGTCAAATCTGGAGATATCAGTGTATAGAAGATACAGTTTCTGCAGGCAGTAGTCGTACACCAAGTGCGCGTGTCTCTGTAAACTATCCGGAATGGAGTTCCACAGGGTCTTGATGTTGTCGTCTATAATCGGCACGGCGGACAACCGGCCAGATTGCCCGTCCGGTGCAACGGCAAACAGCCCTCTTGGGGACGTATAGACAATGCCAAACTCAGATGACGTAATTCCAGCAGCGCTCCACGCTCCAGCATCGGTTATCGTACGAACACTGAAGTTATTAGCGCTGAACGGCGCGTTGCCACCAGTGACCTCGTACACACCGCTATCCGCGAAGATAAGCAGAGACGCTTGCGTGGCTATCATATCCTTGACTCCAGCAAGCCCCGGGATCTGAATAGCTCCGCCATCCGTAGGAACCACCATAGCACGGAATTCGTCAGTGGGGTCCCCTGCTTGGAAGCACTTGCCGTACTTGGCGTAGTCCGTAACGCTGTTCATGATGATCTGCGAGAACAGGATAGTATCCGAGAACAACCCAGCGCCAAACCCAGCGTACCAGATACGTCCCGCAAACATCTCTACCGCAGTTGGGCGATCAGCGGTCACAACGCCACTAATGGTGTTCTCGATAGGATCAACACCTGCGGTGGTAGGGCCCGTCCACGTTGTGAGGGTCGGGTTATCGTAAAGATTGTTATAAACGAATTTGGCTACTGGTACATGTACAATGATGGTTGTACCAGCTGTGCCTGACATTGCTGGCCACACGCCCGTTATAGGCACCGTGCCTCCGACATCTCCGGGACCGTCGTACCATGTGATGTACCCACCAGTGAGTTCCACAGGATCGCTAGCAGCTAGTCCGTGAGCAAGCGGGACCGTCATGGTAAGTATTACGTACCCTTGTCCACCAGTATATACGGAGCTAATGGCTGTTACAGTGGCGTCCTGCGCACCAACACCGCTGCCAACCTGACCAAACGTTGTGTCAAACGGATTAATGAGGATGTGACCTTGCGGAGCATCCGCTTCTCCGAAGATCTCAGCCTCTAGTTTGGCCGATGAATACGACTTACTCCAGTCGGCTGGATTATACAAACTACTGGATATGTTAGTGGCACCCTCCGCCTTCTTGCTGTACCCCTTCCACGGGATCATGTTCTTGGCTGGGTAATAAGTAGTATCAGCAAAGAACCGCAAGTACCCGTCCGTGCCAGCTGTACCAGCCCTCCACCCACGATTAATTAGATTATAAGAGTGTGCGTCAGTCAGGGTGGTGGGCTTTGAGTTAATGGCGATCTCGTCATTAATTCCAGAAAAGTCCCTGACACGAATAGTTATTGGGGTGACCGTAACACTATCAGTCGTAGCGCTGTACTCGATGTACATAGGATGTATGTACTTCGCTGAGCAGAACAGAACACCTTGGTGCGCCGTAAACGTGACTGGGTAGCCTATCACGTCCTTAATTACGTTAGTGGTCGCGTACTCCATCAGCTCGATAACAAACGACTTCTTGCCAGCACTCAGCGTAGTCGAATCCGCGTAGAAGTGGATACGGCCACCAATCTTGATTACTTGAAATGTCAGTGCAGAGTCCCCACCAACATTGTCCCACTGGAACGAATTAGAGCGTGAGAACACACTAATATCATCAGTGTCTGATGGGGCGTAATTATAGGTAGATCCGCCAGCCTCGTCTTGCAAAGCACGCCTGCGACGACGTGAGCCGTCTCTAAGGATCTCCAGATTTGACTCGTCTATAGTCGTATTTGGAGGAGCATTCAGAGGGGACGCTTCCGTGTTCAAGCCGCCGTTCAGCATAAAGAACGGCTTCTCGAACGGGGCTTGCCCCACTACTTTTGCGCGTTTAGGCTGCAATGATATCCAACTCCTCAGTAGTACCTTCACGTGCCGCGACCTTAGCTGCGTGCTTATCGCGTACACTGCGTTTACCCGAGCGATCCGAAAGATCCCAAGCAGTAGTAAGATAATTATCAAGGATCTGAAGGCCACGCGTACGATTAGTCCACCTACCAGCAAGTTCCGGAGCTGCCCCCGGGTACGACCTCGGGACAACAGACTCACCCTCTTCATTAACCAAAACGACACGATACAGAGACTGGCCGCCTACTTCTAGATCGACATCCCAGCGCCTTCCGGTAGGGTCGACCCTCTCTGCAAGTCCAATCTCACGGGTCAGAAGTTCGTTCTCGGTCATGGTCATTATCTCCTTTTTCGCCCATAGTCGGGCAGTACAACAGTGGTGGTTTGCGCGTCAATGTGCTTAGTTCGCTGCGATCTAACCCTCGCCCTCTGAGCTTGCTGCTCAACCTTTGGCGTCACTCCATCCTTCCACAAGTCCTGAGCCATAGCCAAGCACTCGTTCTTAAGTAATGAAATGTACCGTGGGGACAGGGCTATCGGGGTCACATCATCTAGGATAAGGGTTGGCTTACTCTCGCCGTAGCAGTTGGTTTTGGAGGTTTGCAGCGTAGTATCGTACGCAACGTTATACGCGTCGAACACTATCGCGCTGTCGTCAAACGTGGTCCACAGAGTAGGCGCACGATCAGTTAAAGTGCGAACAACTATAGTGCCGCTGATGGCAATGTCAGTGCCCTCTGACCGCGTGGACACGTGGTCCATAAACGCATCAGGCGGGGTGTACAGCATTGTGGCGTAGTCCGCCGGATCAGTAGGGGAGGATATGTCGTACTTGATCCACTTGATAGAATGGGCACCTTCCGGGAGCGTCATCACATTCGGAGTGGATACACCAGTGGCGTCAAGTTGGAACAGAGCTGCTGTAGACTTGAGGCCGTACTCGTCCACTATATTGTCGTAGACGTTCTTCACGAGGCGAGTAGCAGATTGCGCTTCGGTTGTATCTCCGATACTATTCACTTCATCCGAGTCAATAGCTGACAGGATGTCTTGTACTATATCCAGAACTGTCGTAGTCATATTACGGTACTCTTGGTAATACTAAATTATGGAACTAGTTACCGCGCCCACAGCACCCACGCAAGCCCAGCCAGTGCTACCAGTGGAAGGACATGAGCGATAGCAGTATCCTTCGACCCCCAAAGTTCAGGTCCGGAATCTGCACCGTGGCCACTATCAATGTGGTTCAGCAGCCGGTCGAGGAACTTGGCCCAGCCGTACTTGTCACGGTTGTCGTAAAACCACCGGCTCCACGTGACGACCGCCCCGCCGAGCAGGACGCGCGTTCCGTGGTCGATCAGGTAGAGCAGTCGCCAGCGCCACGAATCCCCGCTCCAGCCGGCTTTAAATTGCAGCTCGTCGAACTTCGACCAGCCGGTGCCCCAGAGCTTCAGATTCTTGATGTATTGCCTCATGACCCCCCCTGATGGCAGCCACCAGATGCCGCCGCGTTACACCCCTCGGTCAGTACCGGGGCGCTCATGTACCGCTCCACTGGGTCCCCGTATACCCACGTCACCGCCTCAAAGCACGAGCAGGTCCCCGCCGGAACCTCGAACACTGCCTTCTGCTCAACCCCCGGCAGGCTGATCCTTGCCTGCCCCGCAATTACCGGCCCAATCGGCGGGCACCCGAGATCGTACTGATTCACCGCTGTCCAGACCTTGCCATAGGGCAGCGGGTCGCCGGTTGTGTAGTGGGTCGCAGCGTCCCAAGTAACCGTCTTGGTCTGGGCGAAGACACTCCCAGCCAGCATGACCAGCACGGCTATCAGCATCAGCGTGAGGCTCAGTCTTACTGTCTGTCGGTCGGAAATTCTCATAAGCCCTCTGTTAGTTCAGGGTTACTAGCTTGTCGTGAACGCGGGTCATGCAATCGTCACCGTCTGCTGCTGGACAATCGTGTTAGCCCCGGTCAGTACATACAACGTCGCCGTGCCCGCCGGGATGCCGCCAGCGTTGGCAGTGATCGTAATGGACGACGCGCTCCACGCTGTGTACGGCTGCGGCTCCAGCATCGTGCAGGCGGCAAGCGTGTTGGCGTTGCCGAGGACTACGCGAGTTGTACCGACATCGAGGAAAACATCAGTTATATACTGCCAATTATTTCCTGTATCCCAGTCACGGATATAGCCACCGAAATGGAAACTTGCATACCCACCAGCCGGGGCGTTTACACCATCAAACCGGGTATCGCCATCATCATTCAGGGCTTCAGTACGCCCCGCCCGCCGACGCTTGTTGTCTCGAACAAGCGTAGGTAGCCATCGGTAGCGAAACGCCCGATAAACTCCAACCGAACCCACCCCTGCACCGGATTAGTCGCATCCTCGCCCCAAATGCTCCCGCCGGATGGTGCAGAGCTGTATCGCCAGCCATCGCCGGTAAGATTCCCGGTTGCGAGCACACCGGCAACCCCGTGGTAGATGTAGTCCGTGCCGTTTAGGTAATCCAATTCGTTCCACTGGATCGTGCATGGCTTCATCTGGTGATCCGGATCGCCGTACTGTGAGGTATCCCACGCCGAATCCAGCCGAACGTAGAATGAGGCGTAGACCTCTGCCGGCACCGCCGACACAGGGAATTTGACAGATCGCACAACGTTATACGGCGGCGTATCGGAGGAAGCTCGCTTGCCAACGGCATACCTGGCGATACGTGCATGAGGTGTTGATGCCCGCCAGCCGGAGTTCTGGTAACCGAGACTCACGCCCTGCACTTCATCCCACGTCGGCGTCGAGCCATCACCACCCCAGTAGAATGTCGGCGTCTGCGCAGGCTTCGTCCCGAACCCGCTGCCGGTGATCGTGAACTCTGAGCCGTGGGTCAGGTTGATACCCGCCGGGTCAGCAATAGTCGTAGACGAGAAAGTCGCTGAGACCGACCCAGACGTGAACGTGATCGTCCCGCTGACCGTCTGCGAATAGCCGGTGCCCGCGGTATGGCGAAGCTGTAGCTGGTCGTTGTTGATGCAAGACCCGCTACCCGCCGAACTCCAACTGCCCCACGCGCCAGACGTGTACTTCCGCCACTCGCACGAGCCATCAGTGCCGGTGAAGGTGAACGCTGAAGCAGCGGTGATGTCAGTGATTGTGGCGGCATCAGATGTCTGCGTTCCGGCGCCGAGCGCAAGCCCTGTCGGGTTCGTGCCGAAATTGAAGTCGGCTGGCGTCGTGTCAGGACTCCCGCCCCCCGTGTACTCAGCCCCATAGCTCGCAATGATCCCGTTGCTGTATGACTCAGCAGACGGGAAGCCGTGCGACACCAGGATCGTGTTGCTGGTGCTGGGCAGGTGGGAGTCCAGTATGGTGTTGGACATTACGGGGCTTCGATCACGCCGAAGGCCTTGAACACTGCCGTGCCGCCTGCGCCGCCCGTAGTGCAGACGATGCCCTTGTTACCAGCCGCAGCGGGATCGGTGTACTCGATGGTGTCGCCGACTTTGTAGACCTGAGTCGTGTCGGCAATCAACGTGGCCGCTGCGGCTTGGGTAAGTCGCCACAATGCCCGCCCGCCGAGGAATGACCCAGTGCAAAGCTGCGACTGCACGAAGTTGCCTTCGTATATCTGTTCCCACACATCGCCAGCAGCGATACCCATAAAGTCCACGTTGATGTGATCGCCTATCGCGGTGTTGTTCGCCCCACGGTTAAGCCAAACTTCTGCGCGAAACTCTGTCGCAGCCGCAGGAATCGTGGCCGTACAGTGCAGGAACGACCACCCAGCCCGCACCACCCATCCGTTGTCCGAGTTGCCTATGACTGTGCCGGCGGCATTTCGTAGCGTGATAGCTGGGTAAATTGTAGTTCCGTCTGCGGTCTCCTCGCCCTTGATGTCAGTTTCGTTCGGGGTCTTTATCCACGCGCCAAAGGTAATCAGTTGACCAGCCAGCGCAGGCACCCACGGGTCGTTGTAGTAGAATTCTGCCCGTTGTGACGTGCCGCCAGTCGTTGCCTCGATTCTCAATGAGGACTTACCCGTGCGGTATATGGTCGTATCTTCGGTGAGAGTGATAGCTCCTGTCGAAGCCCCTGCCGCCAAGTTGTAGCACCCAAACCGCACACCATCCATAAACGGATTGGCGTTGAACAACTCGACAGGCCGCTGGAAATCCCTGCGGTTATCTGTAATTGCCGCTTCAGCCGACTGCGGGACAAAGGGATAACCCGCGTACATTCGCGGCGCAGACTTGTGGTTGTTTCTGGTGTTGACGGTGGTGGACACGCTGCGGCGGTTGGTTGTTTGATTGGATATTCTTGCGCTGATCTCCCACCCATCAACGTAGTCAAGCGCAACAGGCGCAACGCCCGCTGCCGGGTCATCGAACACACCGGATAGAATCCGTAGGTTCCTGACGGTGTTCCCGAGACTCGACCCTGCCGTAAGCCACGGTACCGCACCGCGCCCACCCTGCTCAGTTCTATAGCTAGTGAAAACAATATCCTCGCTGCTGTTGATGGTACTAGCAGCGGTTCCATACGCCCCTTCATCCCCAAAGCGGGTAAAGACCATGTTGCCAGTATTCGCAAGCGTAAATCCTTGCACGCAGCCGCCGCACACAAGATCCATCATGCAGTTATTCAGGTACTCGCCTTTCAGCCCTAGCGTGCAGTTATACGCAAACAGATTCTGAAATTGACTCGACCACCCCTGTATCTCGTAAGCATTCGCAAGGCCGTTAATGTGGATATTCCGCAGGACACCATAGCGCGAGGCCGTTCCTCCGCCGTCAGCCCCTCCGCCGCCAACCGTGCCCAACTTGATGCCGACTGCATTCACAGCCGCACCTGGATTCTCCGCACCTGAGTCTATAGCAACATTCTCCAGATGAAACCCATTCGCCAGCACGGACTCAAGCACCGCCGTTCCGTCAGTCATGCCGGGCTTCAGAATCAGTCCGGCGTTGAGTGATCCACGGGGCCATGATGGGCCGATCAGCGGAGCCGACGCCGTTACCTTCGTCCCAATAAGAAGCGTCCCTGAAGGGCCTATAACCGGGTATTTCGCGGCAGCGGCCTGCGTCATTGCGGCATTCAAAATCGAAGCGCAGTCATTCCCGCCCGTCAAATCCAGCCCGTTCCAATCCTCAAGCCGGACAACCCGGTTATGGTCTGCAATAGATTTAGCTCTCACGTTCTACCCCCTCTCATCAGTTCCAACACCCGGTCAACGCGGGCTGTGATCGCCTCATGCTGCGTGGTCATTTGCAGGCTGAGTGCTTCAAACCGGGTAACAGACTTGTCGTTGTTGCCGTCTATCTTGGCGTTCACCTGCTTCAGTTCATCAGCCAGTTCCCGCCGGATGTCGTCATGCGTCCGTGAATCAGCAACCGCGTGCTGCGTCAGGTCGGCCATGCGCTGCTTGTGTTCAACCTTGCAGAACTCCTCAAGCGCATCCTGCCGGGTCTCAAGCTGCCGCCACGACCGCTTCATCATGGCAAGCAGCCCAGTAACCAGCAGGGTGATAAGCCATCCCACCGCGTCCCACAACCCCAACTGCCAGATCGTTGTGGCTTGCTGCTGTTCATCCATTGCACCGTTTTCCGTTGTTGGTTGTTGTTACGGAGTCATCAGCCGAGGATCGAGAGACTTGATCCCGCGCACCCACGATTTCGTCATCCAGTCAGCGGAATCTTCCCAGATGTTCGCAGCAGACCGACGCCATTCTATGATCGCGTGCCCAAACATTCGAGCGCCCCCATCCAATCTGAACCCGACCAGCCACCTACGGTCGATGTTCTGTGCCGTCATAGATGTGGGGTCCCATGTGTTTGCTACCGATGCGCTGTTATTGCGGTCGATGATTACTGCGCCAGCAGCGTCTTCGACAACCAAACGCCAGTACCATGCTGACGCCACATGGTCCCAAAACAGCATGATCCTCAAAGTGCGGCCTGCTCCAGCAGTGATCCCTGTCTCGGTAACCTGCACCCGTGTGCCAACTTGGAGGTCGAGGACAACCTCATTCGCATTTGCAATTCCAGCGAGTGTCGTCCCGGTTGCTGTGAGGAACATGGCAGACTGCGATGTGGTGCCCCCGAAACCTCTATAGTTCCACACATCCCACCAAGAGTTCAGAACGTCTGTAGACTCGAACTCAATGGCGGCAGCCCACAGGTAGTCATAGTTTCTGGGTAAGAACTGCCAACCATCGGTGTAGCTGAGAGTGGATAGAAGTGCCCCCTGTGCCAGTTCCGGGTGTCCGGAGTATTTGCGACCAAAGAATCTAGCCTGCGGCAGCACATTCCAGTTAACAGCATCAAGCTCGGCCAGCTCGCCAGCCACCGCAACTGTTTTTCTGGGCGCGTTGACGGTCGTAGAGATGAAGGGCGCGTAATCGCCAGCCAGCACAACACCATCCTCGCGGCTGCCAGCATCGTCCTGCACCACGAACCGCAAGCGATTTGCTATTGCCAAGTCTGCATCGCTGACGGGCATATAGTTGATGACATAGCCATCTGTGATGGCTGCGGTTTCAGCGTTGCTTGCGCTTTCGTAATAGACGACTTCCAGTGCTGGGTTAAACTCCGTGGTCGATTCGCGCTTGTCGTGGCTTAAGAGATAGGTGTCGTCAGGACACGCAGCATCAGCCACACAAACGAATTGGACAATGTGGTCTGTCTCATCCCAGCCGGCAGCCATCAGCTCCAGCAATATCTCTTTCGCATCAAAGGTGGCCGTGGTCGCTGTCTGGCTTGAAGGTATCTGGATATACGCCGTTGTCAGTTTGCCGCCCGACACCCAGTCATAGCCGGAGTCGTTAGGAACAGCAATGGCATTTTGTTCCAGCTTCTTTGCGTACAGCTTGCCACCGGGCCAATTAACTCCAACAGCAGCAAACTTCAGCGTGAGCGTAGCCGAGTCAATATAGGCATTTTGTCGAATGCTGATGGCTCTGAAACCAACGTGACCAATGGCCTCATCATCCAGAAAATCACTATAGCCCCAAGTTATATTAGCTGTTGTTGTCGTGACGTAACCGTAATAGTTCCCGTCAACGCCGCAGATCCCATTTACCTCTATTGTATTCACCCCGGGGGTGTACGTGACCGTTGTAAGCTCTGGAAACGCTACACCACCACTCGGCAGGCCGTCCCCAAAAGAGAGCCCATAATGGGCTGGGTGCTGCCCAACAAAGGTATAACCAAGTACATCCGTGATGTACAGTCTCCATATATCGTCAATGCTACCGTTCGTGTTCCCAGTAGCGTCATTAATAGCGTTATAGAACCCATCCACGGTCACAGGATAGCCTGAGTTTATACACAGGTCTATGATGCCTTGATCGTTAAAATTCGGTGGGTACGTTGCCATTAGCGCCTCATTCAGTGGTAAGCAAATAAGAGGAACGGGGCCTTTCGGCCCCGCCCCAGTGTAGGCACGTATTAGGCAGGGACGTACTCGATGATGACCTGCAGAGCGCCAGCAGTGTAAGCGGCAGTGGCGTACGCAGCAGCCACCACAACTGGCGAAGAGCCTACAGTAACCTTGCCGATAAGTTCGGCACCAGCCGCCTTACCCAGTACCACAGTCTCTCCTGCTACACTGAAGTCGGCCAATGCCGAGTCGCCAGCGGCAGCAAGGCCATCAGCGTCTACTGCAGTAAGCGCACCATTGGTGCCCACAGTGTACACACCAAGCAGCAAGTCAGCCGCACCATCACTCGTAGCCGCAGTCTTGGTGATAATCGTCACCGACTGCACCGAGGCGAGCGCCGGAATAGTCGCAGCATTGGACACCGAGCCAGCAGTAATCGTACCGGCAGCAGTATTAAGAGGCAGCGCAGTCAGATCAGTCAACTCAAGAATAAGCTGCTTCACAGCACCAGCCGTGCGCACCGTAGACGGCAACGCATCATCTACTGTACGACGACCATAACCGACGGCAAGGCCGTCCCGAACGTTATAATTAGCTTTAGGCATACTATGTGCCCTCCTTAAGCGACAACAAGCGTGCTGGAGTTAACCACCACGAGATTTTCCGGGCGATACACCTTCAGACCATACCGAGCCGTGGTGAGATACTCCTCACGCTGGAAGTCCTTGTTGTACTCCGAATCAACCTTCGGCATCTGGCGCCATGCACCAATAAAGGGCAGGATGCGAGCGTCGGCAGCCGAGAAGAAGATGTTGGAAACGCCACCGAGCGAGTCCGACACGGCAACACTGTCAATAGACTCGTTACCCGCACTCGGGAGGTAGTTCGACACATACACGTCAAAGCCGTAAATGTTACGAACGAACCGAGGACCAGCGCCGATACCAGACGTAATGATACCTTCCCACCGCGGATTATTGCTCACATCGACCAGATTTGCCATCGTATTCATGGTAAACTCTACCGACGGATCTACAATTGCAATAAGCGACTGGCCGGGCACGTTGGCTTTCTTAAGGCCGTAAAGTACACGAGCAAAGTCCTTGATAGCCATCGGGCGCTCGCCACTAACGGCGGTGCCGCTTGCGGTGAACCGATGGGCCGCACCATTGATCTCGTTGAGACCAGCAACCTGACCACCAGACGCGTTGACTGCAGCAAGTGCGTACACGTCCGTCTCAAGGCGCTCCATGAGAGCACGAGACTGCTTCGGGATGAAGCTTGCCTCCAGCTCAGCAGCGTACTTCAGATCCTGACGAGCCTTTTCCGTGATGTACGTACCGCTCTGCAGGTACTCAGTGATCTGGAACGTGAAGTTGCCAGTATCAAGCGAGTCATACTGCGCCGCAGTATCTTCCGTATAATTACGGACCGTACCCTCACCGATAGACGGAATGTTAAGCAGATCGCCGTCAGCGAACGGAATCCAACGCACATGCCCCTGACCAGTAAGTTCGTCGAGCAGAATCTCCTTCAGCTCTTCCGACCATACCTGTGATCGTGTAAGATGGCTAATGCCAGAAGTAATAGATGACATATTTAATTATCCTCTCAATTTCTCTTAGTATCTACAAAACTATCCCCGTGTCGTTTGAGATCTGCCTGATACTGAGCCTGAAGTGCAAAGTCACTGTAGAACTTGTTAACACCCATTTCCTTGCGTTTTGCAGTGTACCATGACAACTTTCGTTCTCCGGTTGGGTTAGCATTGTTCAGCAGAGCCTCTGTATTAACGTTAGACCTAGTGGTAGAACTCGTGGACTGGGTACCATTCGTTGTCCCCGAAGTACCAATAAGTGCCAGTAGAGCCGCTGGTGACCGCTCAGACATATCGCGTACCTGATCGCTGGACAGTCCCAGCTCAAGCGTCCGTGTGGCGAGCAACTTCTTGGCTGTCTCGGCGTTTCCACCAGCCAGCTTGAGCAACTCCCGGTTCACAGACATGCGATTAGCCTTTGCTATGTCGGCAGCCTTCTCGGCAGCATTGGTAGCCTTAACGAGGCGTGAAATGTCCTCTAATGAGATAGCTTTGGGCTGTGGTTGGCCCGCGTCATCGTCTCCATTAGCTTCTGGACGGCGGTTCAAAGCTTCCAAGATCTCAGTCATGGTAAGCTGGGACTTGGCCTGTTCCGACACCTGAGCAAGTTCTTTCCGCAGGTCTGCGGTCTCTCGCTTCAACTGTTCAATAAACTTGTCGGACTCCACTTTCCCAGCAGCCAAGGCTGCTACATCACGGAACTTCTTACCCTCCCCTACGAGCGCTGCGACAGGATCGGTATCCTGCGTCACGTTGGTCGTATCAGCGGTGTCTGGGATGATCTCTTCGATTACAGTCTGGGTCGCGGCGTTGGTATCGGTCATATTATTTCTCCGGGGTCAAGGTTGGAATAAGTCGGAATACATCCTTCAAAGCTTTTTTATAACCTTCGCTATAAATAAGTTTAGCTTGAAAGGCGGGGTCAGAGAAGTCAAATTCTGCGGCGTGGCGCTCTCTATACAGGTCTGAGAGGAGTTTGCCTAGCACTCTCCATATGATAGTCTGGCTCTTGACTTGGCTGATGAAGGATTCTGATTCCTTGCCATCGTAAGCCCGCTCCCACATGGCGAGAGCTTTGCCAGAGGCTACAAGACCAACTTCATCTTCTAAACTCATTATTCTCCCATCTCAGCTTCAGGAAGAGGGGCGTCCTCACCGTTCATACTCTCATCGAGCACCTGAGAATCCATACCGGCCTCTTGTCCGACTTGAGTGCTAATGACGTTCTGAACACGCTGAGCCTCAGCGCTCTCATAGAGTCGCACGTTAGGAATTACTAGTGATGCGGGACCACTGCCAAGATTAATAGACTCCACCAAGATCTCAGCCATGCGGAGCCCTGAGATGTGCACGTTAACAGACGGGTCTTGGTAGACAGCGGAATTGGACAGGTTGGTGAGATTCTGCACTACCTGTGCTTGCTTTGCGAAATGGCGAGCACCTACTGGGACCAGTTTGCCCCTAGCTTTCAGATCATCCGGAGTCAGGTTCAGGAACACTATAGCTCCTGACTCACTATCCTGAGTTCGCACAACATCGCTTGGACGGACGTTCTGACGACCAGCAACGAGCATCTGGTTCAAGGCGTCCTCAAGGAACACCTTTTCAAAGTACTGGGTCTTGCTTTGGAAGATGCGACCAGCGGCGTTCTCAAGAGACGAGACTTCGTACGCTGTCTTCTCCCCGGGTGTCCGAATACCCATAGCTTGCTTGGGGGCACCCGCCAGCTCTTCCATTAGGTTCATGTACTGGGCGATCTGGAGATCGGCGTTCAGGGCCGTGGTGTCTGGGCGAAGGACTTGCACATCAGACTCAGTGTCACCAAAGATGCGCTGACCCGGGCCCCATTGCCAGTCCTCGACATATCCTTTTTGGTATACCACTGGAGTAGCGATCTGGTCGAACACGTCAGCCTTGAGGTTCTCAAGGTGATCGATGCGATACTGGAGTCCTACCAGATTGTCGAGAGGGCCCATAGCCATCAGGTTGTCAGGACGGAGTCTCCAACCAACGTGGATCTTGTTGGATTTGCCCAACCAGCTCGTGTGTGGCGTGTTCTGGAGAAGGAACATCTTGTCCATGACCACAATCTTACGGTTGGTCTGGAGTTCACCAGTTTCCGGATCGTATAGATCTCCCTCGAAGGTCAGAATCTCAACAAGACCTGAAGCCAGATACGCTTGAATGCTCCCAAAGCCGTCAAAGCTAATGCTTTCTGTCTTGATCTGATCCACACCTTGCTTGGCCACCGTGTGCCGGAACTCTCGCACACGATTCAGTGCAGCAAATGCATACTCAGAGTCCGCCATCGTTGCGGCTACAAGCTCAAGCTGACCCACCGACAGGTATTCCCGGGTAATCTTAGGGGCGTCCTTGAACGACTTTGCGGTGATGTCGAACATGATATCGTACGGAGAGATGCGCTGCAACCTAGGCCCGTTGTAGATAGATACAGACGTACCATCAGGCAGTTCGTGGGCCTCGTCAACGAAGATGATCTCAGCGAACGCATTGCCGTAGTCTATGAAGTCAAAGATAAGGCGACTAACTTCAGTCTCGAAGTCAGATTGCTTGAGCTTTGTCTTCATGTACGCCTTAATCGCAGTGACCTTCTCCTTGGTCACAGCCTCACCATCATCACCTATCCAGTTGAAAAACTCTTCAGTGGGGAACAGTGCTGCCATATAATTCGCGTGTAGGTTGTCACGAATTTGGCACAGCTTGGGAGTAGTGGTTGAGTTCTTCCACGGCAGCATGGAATTGGTAGTCTTAGTCGTGTCAGTGGCGAATATGTACTCGCGCACCTCAGCTGCGCTGCGCTCCCACTCTACGCGGGAACTCTTCCACGACTGCCACAGATTAGCCACAGCACTAGCCAGTGTGTCAGCGTTAGCCAGTTGCTTGATGTCTACTACGGCTCTAACCACGGAACGCTACTCCACCAAACCTAGAATGAGTGTTGATACTGACAACGTTGGCTGCTTGGCGCTCTTTGGGAACTACTGAAATGGAAACAGCACTCGCAAGGGCGTCCTTCAAGTCGTCGTGTCTTGGGTGCTCTTGCTTCAACTCATCCTCCAGATCTGAGATAGAGCCGCTATCGTAGTGCCAGATAGACAGGCTCTCGTAGCGTGGAGCAAGGATAGCGTGAATACGCTCAGCCTTGTCGCCTTCGTTGCGGGTTGGGCGGTGGGTGTCAATAGACAGCCCGTAACCCGCCTCTCGCACGCGAGCACGCAACTCCTCGACAATCACTTCCTGTGCTACCGACACCTCAGCTCGCAGCTTACGGAACCCCCACTTCATGTGTAGATCCATCAGCGAATCGAAGTAGTCGGTTATCCTGTTGCTCCTGAATCGCAGGATCTCAAGGACATAGATCTCACCAGAACTATTAACACCAACAACAGCGATAGCAGTATAGTCGGCGGTAGCCTTTAGACTGAACGCAAAGTCTATGGCTGCAAATACAGCCAGTGTCTTTCCTCGGATAGTCCACGTCCCGCCACGCTTCTCCAAGAACTTTCTATCGTACTTCTGGAACAGGTGGCTTCCGATGACCTCGTTATCCGGATCATTGGGGTTGTTGTAGTACTGGGCACGAAACTGGGAACGGTCCAAGTACTGTGCGCGCTTCCTAGACAGAACTCGTTGGTCGAATCCGAACCACCGGCCATCGTAGCGCTGCTGGCGGGGCCAGAGGTAGTTACCTGTGCCATCGCCAACATCCTCAACCTCACGCTGGTAGACCTCGTACACGGGCTCCTGCGAGACCATGTTACCTGCCTCGTCGAACTCCTCAGCCATCATATCGATCTGGGAGCCATACAGGTCATCAGCGTGGTAGCGCGTGCCCACAGTCCATTCAGAGGCATCGGCGGACTCGATAGAGGCCAGAAGACTATACTGCTCCTTGACCTTCTGTCGGCCCTCTTTAGTGTACGCGTTCTCTTGAACTACTACGTCATCCAGAACAGCGTTAGAACAATGCATCCCAGTAAGGGAGGTAGTAAGACCACCAGTAAAGATTGTAGGATCGCGTACTCCCTCTTGCTTGCGAATAGGGTGATCGACCGCAATTTCGCTAGTAGTCCACTTCTCACGACGGCCCTCATCCATGTTGACCATTTCTGGCCAGTAGCGTCGGTAGATCTTGCTAGTGAGGATATCCTTGATGAACTTAAGTTGCTTCTCAGCAAGGTTAGCAGTAGACGAGATATACAGAAAGGTTGATTCTGGTTTCTTGGTAATCGTCCACGCTACACGGTAGGCTATCAAGGCACTCTTCTGGTGATCCCGTGGCATCAGGGTTAGCTGATGGGACTTGGCATCATCCCGAGTCCACCAGCGAATAAGATCTACGTGGCACGGACTCAGAACACGATGTGGAGCAATAAGTCGTATAAAGGCTAGTAGTGACTCCTCTGCAGCGAGCTTTATCTCATCGTGCTTGGACATGCTAGGCGACGAAGTTCCACAAGGCTGAATCAGAAATGATAGTCCATGTACCCGGAGTTCTGCACTTGAGTCGTATAATACCATATCCAAGGAGTACTATAGCCTGCCCAGCAGTGCCTCCTACAATACTCTCTCCAGCACTTGGAGTGACTGTAACAGCGTAGTTTGCTGCACGTTCGATGATAAGCTCTGAATCTGTAAGTGCAGGGCACAGTGTGGCTCCAGTAGCTCCGGAAGCCCCTGTGGTGTGTACCCAGATTAGGGTTGCTCCAGCAGAGAACGCGTACGTACCAGAAGAGTGTTGGACCTTGGTGAACGTCTCCGCCGTCCCAATAGGGGTCGCACCAGTGAGCTGCCCAACCGTAACCGCGTCATTGGCGTCAATTCCGGGAGCTAGGTTGTAGACACGATATGAGTTTGCGTCAAGGTTAGTGTTAAGTTCGTTTGGGGCTTCTCCTGAGCGGCTAACAGTATCCTCGAACGCCGCTTCAATCGCCGCAAAGTTTGCATTCAGCGTGCTTGCGCCAGTATGGATATTAGTTACATCTGTGAGAACCAGTTTCGCCATGATACGCCCTTATGACCTTAGCAGAGTAGCAGTAAAGTGTAAATTCCGCACAGTCCTATTATTAGTCTCTCGGTACGCGTACACTGAGAATGTATCAGTTGCGGTCCCGCTACACACAGTGGAAAGCGCAACCTGCCCAGAATACCCACTGGCCAGATCAACGAGCGTCCTAACTGGAGCCGTTAACGGTGCATCATTTTTATAGAACTCGAACCACACACGAGCCCCACCGCCTGTGTCATCCACGTAACCTGTAAGCGTTAGCTGAAATCGACCTGTAATGAGGCCAACAAAAATATCTCCAGTTGATCTGGCGGTAGTTACTGCACCAAAGTACGTACTGTCTGAACTCGCATTAGCTAGGCTGTCCCATGTTGTAATCTTGGTAGCGGTGGTCGCTGAAATAAGTTGTGAGGCTTTGTATATCGTGCACAGTTTACCCCCGCCAGATGGGTAATCACGAGCTGCAACAGTACCTCCACTTACGTATCCTGTCTCTGACGTAGCTACAGACGCCGAAGGGCCGATTAGTTTACCTTGAGTAAATGTATAACTACTCACCCCATTGAGAGCTAACTTGACCTGAAAGTTAGTGTCACGATAGAACCCACTGTTCGGCTCGTCAAAAAACGCCAGTCCGGGGGCAGTAACTAGGCCATCAGGAATAGAAGATAAAGGGGCAAGTACGATTCCGTTTACGTAAGTCTCGGTAGCGTAGTCTGGGTGCGGGTCCGCAGCAGCCACGTGGGCAGCAAGCTCAGCATCTGTGACGTATCCCGGATGGGCATCAACTCCTGCAACGTGCGCTGAGAACTCCGCATCAGTAGTATGACCTGCGTGCGGCGACGCAGCTGAGGTGTGCGCCGCTAAGGTAGCGTCCAACACATACCCAGCGTGCGGATCTGCGGCTGCCGCGTGGGCCGCAAGATCGGCATCTGTTGCGTATACTGGATGAGGGTTTGCGGCTAGTCCATGTGCGCTCAAGTCCGCGTTTGTTACGTATACGGGATGCGGATCACTGGCAGAGACGTGTGCATCTACAGTAGCAACAGCAGTACCACTAGCGTCGAAGTCTTCAACGTTGTACAGCGCAGAAGAGCCGAGTGCCAGGGCGGTGCGAGCTGCAGTAGTGCTTACTGCCCCCATGACTGCGCGGCCAACCACAGTAGCTACCGCTGGTTTGATGTTGATCGTTGTTGGGGACTCTGTAACGACAATGTCCCCGTAATCCCCAGCGGGCAGTGTGCCAGCTCCACCAGCTCCCGCAGGACCTGTAGGGCCGGCAGGACCAGTAGGACCCGTGGGACCGGCAGGACCAGCAGGACCAGCCGGGCCGGGAGCTATCTGGCTGACCGTAGCTGCGTCGTTAGGGTTTACTCCGGGAGCTAGATTAACTACCCGGTGCGAGTTCATGTCTAGATCGGCTTCCATTTGGTTTGGGGACGTGCCGTCTCTGGACACCCATCCATCACTAGCCGCCTCAATGGCGGCACTATTGGCGTTAATCGCCGCTATTGCGCTAGCCCCAAGAGCTACATCGGTGAGAGTTAGCTTAGCCAAATTCCAAGATCCTCGCTAGATCGGCGTCCGTGTCCTCGGGGCTTACCTCGTTGAGCACGGGTGGTTTATGGGGCCTACCCACGGGGTTGATATGGGTTTCAGGCGATTGTTCGTCAGAGGCCGTCCTATTGCGTCTGGGGGCACTTTTAGGTTTGGGTGCCAAAGTGTCCATGAGCTTCTTGGCAGCAGCAAGGGACGAACTTGATTCGTAAGAGTCGCAAAGGTCGATAACTTTCTTCGTCGCCTCGAACAGGAGCTTCTGTTTCAGCTCCGCCCTCCACTGCTCCACGACCGGGGCAAACCAAGGGGCCGCACAGAGATGCTGCCAATGTTCCCAAGAACCGAGAATCGAGAGGGCAGCGGCGTACTCTGTGGGGTCGTTGGCTTCCATGTACAGTTGCCGGGCACAGATCCGATTGTGCTTGGGGAACTCGGCAAGGGTGTAGATGGGCTCGTACGGTGAGTCGGGGCGTTTAGTTTCTTGGAACAGGGCGGATGTCAGGTAACGACCACGGGCATCCCGGACTCGCCTAGCGATGTCCGGCATAGCTTCAGCAACGTAACCACGTTTCCGGGGAGGTTTGTTCTCCTTCCCGGTGGTGTATTCGCTCCCTCGCTCCTCCTCCGAGGCCAAGCCCTCTCCGGGGAACTCTTGGTTTCCCGGCAGTTGGTCTTGGATATCTTCCCCACCCATTCAAGGCTCCAGTGAAGCTCCAACAGGGAGCTATGGTTATTATATACCCGGGACAGTGGTAACTGGCCCGGGACGGTGTTTAGTATATTATATTATTTTAGTATATTATATTATTATAATATATTATATATAATATTATATATATATATATTATTAATATATTATATATTTATTATATTATATAATTATTATATTATTTATATATATATTATAATATATATTATATAATATATTATATATATATATAATAAAAACACGTAGTATATATAATATAAACGTTTGAAAACGTCGTTTGTGACAAGAAAATATAATTTATTTTTACCAAAAATACTAAGTACCTGATATTTGGTTAAATTTAAATTTAGCGTGCACGCTCGGTACCCTCGCGTATAATACCCGAGGCAGTTCAGATCTACTGCCGAGGGCATGGTACGGGGCAGTGAACGGTCCCAACAGGGACCTACCGCCCCGGATTGGCACTCGTCTCGTATAATCGTCTAGGACGTATTTATACCCCCTACCCGCTACCTTGGCATTGGTTTAGGGTTAAAGTTGCTTAAAACGCATTATACGCAGTCTGGTGAGGGTTTAGGGTACATACCCTACCCCAGAGTACGTAGCCCCCAATCCTAGGTAATAATTTTTTGGAGATAATTTGAGGGTGTATTTCACTTGCGCGACCCCCCTCCGTACCACCACCCGTGGGTGGGGTCCCTGCATGTTGCACCGCGGTATGCGCATAATGCCGCTATGCGGCGTTGGCGCACCAAAATGGGGCAAAACGGGGTCTCGCACTAAAGTGGTGCATTTCACTCTCAACCACTGTGCATCCATACAGTACTGGCCATAACCCGGCGACTTGGCACGGATCTTGCACGCAACGGCACACGCTGGCACGTTGGCACGATCCTTGCACGCGACGGGGACAGTCTAGGCTGAATCTACGCTGGCACGGTACTTGCACAGTCACGAAGCATGCCAAGTCTAAAGTTATACGTATGACAACGCGCACCGAGAAAGGCACGAAAAAGATTTACTAGGTACTTCCAATCTGACTAGGAATCGTGTTCTAATACATCTGAAGGCACGCACCGCGCGCCATTACAAGAGGCAACGACCATGAGCAAGAACAGACAAACGAAAGTACCCGCTCAGACAAGCGAACCCGGACGCCAGCAGACTTTGGCCGAACTGGCGCTTGCCACGTTCCGGGCAGGGTACGAAACGAAAGGCGCGACCGATAGCGCTAAGCAGAAGAAAGAGGGTACCTATGTGCTGGTAGCACGGCTGTTTAACATGCACCCGGCACCGGCAGCATTGATCGGCGCGCTTGAGCAAGTTGAGTCCGATTACCGGGCCGGCCTGCTGAAGGATTGCCCGGTGATCCTCGGGAAACCTGACAAGACTGGCGCGGCTTCGCCAGTTCTGCCGGGTTCCTACCGTACGGCCAAGTCTACCTTGACGGACGCGATAGAACTCAAGGTTAAACTGCCGGCTGATTCGTCTTACGGCGCCATCTACAAGGCAGTGAAAGAGGCAAAAGATAAGGCAAAAGCTGCCGCCATGACGGACGCGGATAAGGCACGTGCCGCGATCCTTGCCGACCTTGCCAGCATTGCGGCGAGCATCAAGGATGGCAGCGTACCTGCACGCCGATTTGACGCGATCACGGTAGCAGTCAAGGCACTCATGGCAGCAAGTGATCACGACACGACTGCCGCAGCGTCAAGTGCTGATCCAGTTGCCGAACTGGTACAGATGGCAGCATAAAACGTGGCGACACTAACCCGGTAGGGCGAAAGCTCTACCGGGCTTTTTTGTTTGCCGCTCCATCGGACTGCTTTGCCAGCAATGCACAGACAATGCAGCAAAAAAATATTTAATGCCTCACGCCAAATCTTATGGAATAGGCGTATACTATGCACGTGGGGAATTGTTTTTGGGATTGGTAGATTGTTATACGTATAACAATTGGAGATTGAGCAATGCCTAGTGTAAAGCGCATAGCTAGAGAGACAGCCGCACGGAATAGCGTGGCGCGGGAGCGGGCAAGCAATAGCGCACTACAGTCATTGGCGCGTATGTTTGCACGCAATCCCAATGGGCCGGGACTGGTGCCGCACACTACCAGCACGGGAAGAGCGTTGAGCGTGGGGAAAGTGACACGCAAGAGTAACGCGGTACGTAAGCACGCACGGGGAGAGGTGCAGAGGCCGCTATCGTTTGGGCTAGCCGTGCATCCTATGCGGCTAGCGCCTACGCCTAAGCACCCTGAGTGCAAGACGGCTGTTGTCTCGGACGTGGACGTATACGTGCTATCGCTCCTTACCACGCGGGAGGAGTTCACGCAAGGCAAGGGACTAGCCAAGAGCAAAGCACGGTGGGCTATACGTGCTGGCCGCAAGACCTACGGCTATTGCGTTGACCCTAAGCACGGCATGACGTGGGTACGTGCTGCGCTTAGGTCAGGGTTAACTGACGTGATTATGGTAGACATGGGCTAATGGTGCATCGTCATACGTATAACAATGGGAGAGACTGGCGTGAATAACAGGATAGAAGCGGATTACTTGATACATGATGACCACATCATGCGCCTGTATGACTTCGTTGACGCGATTGATGAACTCGGGGACTTGCGCAAGGCAGACCACGCCGAACTTGTGCGAGTGCTGAAGTACATACGGGAATCACTGGCTCCACCTAACCCTCGGTCGAAACGGCCAGGGGTTGTGTTGCAAGGGGATGCCCAGAGAGTTCCCCTTCCCACCCTGGCCGTCGCAGGAAGCTGGTTACTTCCTGCCTGATGATGACAAACCAGGAGCTATCGAAATGCAAGACAATTCTGTTATTCTGAAATTCTGCCCCGTCTGCGAGGAGAAAAAACCCTTCCGCCTGGCGGCCCTTCCAGAATTCCCTCTGAAACAAAAACGCTGGCTGCAAGGCGAACTGATTCAAAACGTCTGGCCCGAGGCGACTGGTGAAGATCTAGAGCAGTTGATCTCCGGGGTCTGTTCCAACGCCTGTTTCGACATTCTGTTCCCGGAGGAACTGAACGGATGAAACTCTCAATCCGCCGAACAACCAACCAGGTCTACACCGTCCATACAGACTGGGCGGTGTATTCAGTTATTTTCAACGAAAGCCTGACCCAGGCGCTCGTTTACTGCACGGGGCTGGAAGAAGAATATGATATCAGATATTTCCCTGCTTCCGCCCGTCCAGGTGCAATCGCCGGTTTCCTCATCTCTCAACTTGAACTTCAATCGAGGCGAGCTAATCATGGCTGCGTTCACGTGGGGTGCGCTGGTTCTGTGGTTGTGCATCCTCAATGGGTGCCATAGTGCGCCGCAACCAGTACACTACGAGGAACCGCCATTCGTTGACGTGTGGTGCGAGGGCAAACCACCTATTTATGGGGATGATTGCTAATGGGCACTCCGAAGTCATCGGCCAGCGTGTACGGCACGCGGGCGCAAGCTAGGCAATTGTGGATGTTTATGCTGGCTCGCCAGCCATCAATGATGAAGTACATCAGCGACAAGGCTGCCCATCCGGCTGCTTTGGCTGAGAACGCATCAAAAATTTACAGAATCGGTACGCTGCCCGCTATATGTGAGGCGTGGATATTGGTTCACTGTGGCGGAAAGCCCGAGTTCGCTTGGTTGCTGGTTCAGATCAAGCGTAAATACCGACGTATGAATCAGGGCAATCACGTAACTATTTACTCACCAACAAGCGAGGACGTGTCATGACAACGCCTAATACGTGTGAGACGAGCGCGGATGTGTACGAGGGCAAGCCGGAAGAATGGCTTGATGAAAAGGACTACGCACTTTCGCCCGATGAGGAGATTGCTCTGGTGGAGGGCATGGAGCAAGCGTTAGCATTTTGGGAGGACGAAATGCCTCCGATGGAGAGCGGGCCTGAAAGCGAGGCTATCCGGGACGAAGCGACCGAAGGTACACCGCTTATGTCGAGAACTGAATGGGGCACTATCATGGAATTGGTGTCCAATAATGCTGGGCAGATGTGCCATGCACTGCATCACATGCAACCTTCTCAGACTGCGGCCATGAGATTTCAGGTAGCTATTGAGGAGCACGAGAAGATCTTGCGCAAGATCCGAGCGTATTTGGAGTGGCAGTACGGGGATAGTGCGTGTGAGCGGGAGCTGGAGTCATACGTATGACAATGTGGAGTAAAGCGGCGCGCACTACCGCTTCGCGCTGCTTTCGCCGCGATGTCGTCTAATTTTATGCGGAAAAATAGGAGATAGTGCCATGCTTGCGGCTGTTGAACAGACTCAGAATAAGCTATCAGACTACGGGTACACGATAGTGGGTGCGGCAAGCACGCTCCCGCTTGAGGAATTGCGGGAAATACTAGGTAAAAGTGGGTACACTCTGGCCTTTGTTTGGCCGAGTGAGACTAAATACTGTATACGTAGGCTGCCAGCGTTCTTGCGTTCGGTGACCTAATACGGGTTAGGGGAGGACACGGAGGTGGGTTCACTTCGAGAGCACAGGCGGGGACGCAGTAAACCACGCCAAGTTACCAAATACAACCGAATTCGCAAGGAAAAGGAACAAAGCAATCACAGAAAAGAACTTACTGAGTGCCGTAATTACTGGGTACAAGTCAATAACGCGTACTTTAACAAGGATGATGAGGGCGTAAACGAGGTGTACAGAGACTATGAATAGCCGATATTTGCTTAATTGGGGCGTAACTGCCATAATTCTTGTGTTAATACTTGCATGGAGTGTTGCGATATGGCTGAAAAGTTAGCTACTTCACCAGATTCAGTGGTGTTTCCAATGATGCTCCTATCCAGAAGTTCGATACTCCCGGCCGGCCAGCCACCACCGAGCACTCTATCGGGAGTACGAATCGGGGATGAAAACCTCTGGATGAGCTTTGTGTACTTTTTAGAAGACGGTATATGTAGTGTAGTTGAGTTGTCGTGTATACTTGATAGTATACCTGAGTTTTGCGGTGGTGCACTCCTGCGTGGTGTATCTATAATTCATGGGGAGATCATAGACTTAAACAAGCACAGAAATAGCTCTGATCCATATATAATAAAGTATAATTCTTTGTACAAGATAAAGTCCAATGAACATTACCCGAGTATGTTCCGCTCATCAGCACAACATGAACGTAGGCGTTTGATACAAACAATAGATGACAATAGATGCCCGTTTCCATCGCTCAATGCACTACTCGGGCAGGAGTATGTATCGCGGGAAGACGCTACTAAGTACGCTATCAAGGTATTAGCCGCGCAGATCGTAGCAAGTATGTGCCAAGCCAGACGCCGTGTACTATTTGCTGCGGATAAAGCTGGTGGTTGTTTGCAAGCTGTCATGAAGGAGCTTTCAGCAACTAGAGCGAAGGCATGTATTGTGAGCTTTCCATTAGGCTTATTCCCAATGATGAGAGTGCGGTCTATTTCAGAAATAGAGCGTAAGGATACGCCGGCGCCATTTAGCGCCTACTTACCGAACACCGCTAAAGTGAGTGTGCGGGCCTCTCGTCCACTTCGTAACTACAATTCCGGAAATATGTGCACAAACTATGTAGTAACGCTGACAATTGACTCTGAGCGCCCTTCCCTCGCATTACTAGACCGTAGTATAGTCGCGGAGGCTGAGCGGCTGCGTGGCACTCGATCCGATATCCTTATGGGAGATGGTTCTCCATACACCATTGCACAGGAGCTGAAACTATACTTTCCGCACTATATACATCCCGGTTACCCTCTTCCGTAACTGATAGTTCAATACACACACATAAATAGGAGTAATACGTATGACTATCACCAAAGATCGTCCAAAGCTGCGATGCACTTTGGGGGCAGATCCTGAAGTGTTCGTCCGTGACCTGAGTACTGGCAATATTGTACCTGTATGCGGATGGTTGGGCGGATCGAAGGGCTTGCCAGCAAGTCTAGGCAATCCAGATGACAAGCTCTTTGTACAAGAGGATGGCATCACTGCGGAGTTCAACATACCGCCAACGACAAACTTCGAGTCATTCACTCTCAGTATTGCTAATGCTATGCTCGCCTTGGTTACGCGTGTTAGAGCGCAGAATCCAGAGTACGGCTTGCTTACTGCTGGATACGTCACGATGTCTAGGGATGAACTTAGCGCGTATCCGCAAGCCTACATGCTCGGGTGCTCCCCAGAGTTCGATGCGTATGCGGAGGGCGCGCAAGTACCCAGAGTACAGGTGGAGCAACTTGTTGTTCCTGACACTAATGGTGAACTTGAGTATCGCTTTGCTGGTGGGCACTTACACATAGGGGCCTCGTACAAGGGGGTGTACGCTTTGGAGATTCCAAAGTATGTCCTCGCCGCATTCTGCGACGTGTTTATTGGACTGAAGTGCGTAGAGGCGGATAGGCAGGGGGTGCGCAGAAGCTTTTATGGGCAAGCTGGTAGGTTTCGCCCAACAAAGTACGGAATCGAGTATCGCACACTAAGTAACTTCTGGACCAGCCGTCAGACTAGGACTGCGCGGGTGGCTACATCTGCGTTTAACATGCTAGATACTTTGATAGGTCTGCCAATAGCCTCTGTGATGAACTTGTTTGACGCTATCCCGTGGGGGGCAGTACGTGATGCAATAAACACAGAAGATGCGCAAGCTGCATTTGATTTGATGCAGCACAGTTCTACGTTACTTGATAACATGAGGGAAGCAGCATGACTACAACTGATAAGAAACCAAATACTAATAGCATCAGCAGCGCACGTAGTACTGTGTTTGTTTATGGATCTCTGAAGGCAGGGTTCCATAATCATGTGCTGCTTGAGAATAAAGAGGCATCCGAGTTCTTGGGCAGAGCATGGCTACGTGGGCACTACGCAATGCGAGACATGCGAGCATACCCCGGACTCTATAAGCACGCGTCACTTCCACTGGCGTACATCTTGGGTGAGGTGTACAGAGTAACTCCTGATGTACTGCAAGCTCTGGATATATTGGAGAGTAACGGGTTCTACTACACTCGCACTAAAGAGATTGCGCAACTGCACAAAGACAACAGCGCTGCCCATGAGGAGGTACGAGCGTGGTGCTACTTTCTTCCCGGACTCCCAGAGGATAAGAGTTGCCTTGAGTCTTCCCAGATCCAGTGCTGGCGACCTACTGCGGATGAGCACGCGTTCATCCTCAGTGCGCGTCCGACTCCGGAGACTCCGGCGCAACGTAGGGCATCATCTAGTGCGAGTGCTGGGTAATGTCTGGGAATCATTACTGGGTGTACGCAGACGGCGCTGCGGATGACGGAATTGTCAGGAAGTTTAGTTACGGAGTGCACATGGCAAGTTATTACGCTGCATACACGGACATGCTTGGGCGGCTGAGAGATGCTGGACTGCGTTTAGTTAAGCACACTATTGTTGCTGTTAATCCGCAAAACAATGTTACAACATACGAGCCACCAAGCTCTCACGTCACTACCGCTACTGCCTCGATTGGTCGTGCGTGGTACGAGGACACTACGCACATCACGATAATTCCAGACACTAAAACTCAAGTAGAAAGCACATGGAGGTAACCAGCTGTGTTACAGACACCGAGTAATTTAGCTCCTGCTGATATCCGGCAATGGTACGACCGTACGTGGGTAAGTGTTGAGGGGTACGTTGGACCAAGGTACGTGACGGCGATAGATGGAACAGTCGTTTGCCACTGCGATGAGTCCCCACCTACGGAAGCGCGGCAGATGGTAGCCAGCCTAGCTAAGGACGTTAGAGGGCATTGGCCTCGTCTTGGGGCAGTGAACTTGCCTTTGGGGTTTGGGGTGTACGTCAGTCGCAGAGTGGCCAAGTCATATAGGCGCTCACTTAACTTGGACGCTATCAGTGTGACTGTTCCGAATGAGTGGGCGGCGAGCGCGTTTGCACGTATCCCAAGACTTCCGGGCAATACTCCGTTCTACGCATCGGGTACGTGGCTGCGTAGTGTCTGCTGGCCTTTAGTCAAAGCTCTGTGGACACCGCAATACCCCACATTTCAGGAGGCGGTTGCAATGCTAAGCCGAAATGAGGCAGTATCTGTTGCTCTTTCACGCACTACTATCATCAGCGAAGTCGCCCCCAACGAGAAGTTGGAGGTGTTTCATTCAGGGGCCAGTGTAGGGTATAGTGACTTTTGCGGAGCGTTTTCCCCTAAGAGTGGGGTAGACGGTGCAATAATTAGTGCAGTCAATAAGAGGTTGCAAATTAATGCGTACTATTAGAGACAAGTTCGGGTACGACATACGTGTCGGGAGTCCTGATGATGCTGAGCGGTGGTATGGTATAGAGTGTGAGTGTGAGAACGTGCACACTACGGCCTACG